ACGGCTACGACCTAGAAGCCCCCGGCGGTATGGCCCCCGGCCGAAGCGTCCGCTCCCCCTACATTCCCCTACTGGCCCCCACAAAAGACCAACTCAACGACCTAGCCTATGGTGTGGCCACGGAAATAATGAAAACCATCCCCGACTCTGGCCTGTTTGACCCCACCATGGCCCGAATCCTCATCCAAGGGGAAGAAAACTCCAAAATCCTACCCGTCGCCCCCATGCCCAACACACTAGACGGTAAAAAACCCACCTTTCAAGGCATTGATGAAACCCACCGCCTGGAAAAAGACCGCCACCATCAATCGGTGCAAACCATGGAAAACAACCTGGGCAAACGGTACGAAGACGACCCTTGGCAACTGTGCATCACCACCGCCGGCGACCCCAACGTTGACAGTGTGGCATCCCGCCAATTCACCCTAGGGATGAAAATATATGAAGGCCGCATCCAAGAACCAGACACCCTGTTCTACCACCGGCAAACCAGCGACAAAAACGCAGTATTCGACACCATTCCCAACCGGCTAAAAGCCCTGCGGGAAGCCAGCGGCCCAGAAGCCAGTAGGTACCGGGATTTGTTGTCCATCGCCCGCATGTGGGACAACCCCGACGTTGACCCCGCCTACCTGGAACGAGTATGGTGCAACCGGTGGGTGGCCTCGGCCAGGATGGCGTTCAAAAAAGACATGTACGCCGACCTAGGGGACCAAATGCTCATCATCCCACAACGCGCAGACGTCACCATCGGGTTCGACGGGGCCGTGTCCAAAGACTCCACCGCTTTAGTTATGACAGACATCAAAACCGGGGTGCAAAACCTCATAGGGCTATGGGAAAAACCAGACACCGACGAAGAATGGCGAGTCCCAGTGCACGAAGTCAACGATGTTGTGGACTGGGTTTTCAAAAAATTTAATGTGGTCAAAATGTACTGCGACCCCTACTATTGGACAAACGACATTGACCGCTGGGCTGGGGTTTGGGGGTCAGACAAAATCATATCCTGGCCAACCACCCAACTAGACCGGGTGTACTATGCGATCCGCGCCTACCAACAAGCAGTAGAATCCGGCGCGGTAGCCCACGACGGCAACAAAGACCTTGTTCGACACATCGGTAACTGCGGCATAGCCTACAGCAACCTACTTGATGGGGAAGGGCACCGCAAATTCCGCCTATCCAAACTCCAATCCGAAAACAAAATAGACGCGGCCATGGCCGCCATCTTGTCGTGGAAAGCCCGCATGGACTGCCTCACAAAAGGCTACAAAACTGACCCGCCGGCATCACAAATGCCGTTCCGCATACGATAAAACCAGGTAGCATAAAACCTAATAATCAAAGGAGCCCAAATTTTATGTCCCTACCCACAATCCAAGTAGGTTCCCCGGCGAAAATCAGTGCCGGGGATGATGTGCTAGCCGCCACCCTATCCGTACTATTTAAAGAATTACGCGATAGGGAGTACAACCTTCGGCGGGAATTATCCTACTTGAACAACCACCCGGTTGATGATGTTGGTTCCCCCATCATTCAAATCACCAGCCAAGACCAATCTTTGCGTGTGCTGCGGAATCTGGCGCGAACTAACTTCGCCCGGCTTATTGTGTCCGCCACCACAGACCGGCTGGGGATACACGGTTTCAAAACAGCGGAAGAATCCGGGGAAGACGGGGACGAAGAAGCAGCCCGCCTGTTCGCCCTAGACCGCATGGGAGAACAAGGCCTAGAAGCAATGCGGCTAGCAATATCCCACGGGGTGTCCTACCTGGTGGTAGACCCGTTCACTGGCCGACAAAAAATAGTGCCCCCCTCCAATGGTGCGGTTATTACCGACGCGGTGGGAGAAGTCCAAGCAGCCCTAGTAATCCGGCGGGAACGCGCCGCCAAACGGGACGTTTTAGACCTATTTCTGCGGGAAGTGGACGACATTAGTGGTGAAGCAACCGGGCCCACCCGAATCTACCGGGCCACCAGGCCAGCTGACCCGGAAGGGGAAAGCTTCGTGCCACCCAACGAATACACGGCGAAAACCACCCGGCGCGACCACGAAATCCCCATCGGGGCTGACCTCACCGGCGGCTGGAAATGGCTTACCACAAGAACTGTCAACTACCAGCGTATCCACGTCACCCCCCTGGTGAACGAGGGCCGCATGGCCGACTTCACCCCCGCGGTCACTATCATTGACCGGATCACCCACATGCGGTGGCAACGCCTAGTGGTGGCCACCTTACAAGGTTTACGACAGCGCGCCATTTCGGGCAACCTGCCGAAAACTGACCCTGACACGGGGGAAGAAATCGACTACAACGAAATGTTCGCCATCGGGCCCGGCTCCCTGTGGCGGCTGCCGGAAGGTGCGAATATTTGGGAATCTTCCCCCGCCAGCTACGCGGACAACACCGCGGCGGTGAACGATGACAAGAAAGAACTCGCGGCCCTAACGAAAACCCCCATGTCCTATTTGTCGGACGCCACCAACCAGTCGGCGGAAGGCGCCGGCATGCTGGATGATTTGTACCTGTCGAAAATTGATGATCGGCGTAGCCGGTTTGGTGTGTCCTGGCAAGTACATATGTCAAACGTGTTTGAAGCCCAGGGGGATAGTGACCGGTCTGACCTGTCCGCAATGGAGATCGTGTGGGAGCCGATCAAGGTGTGGTCAATCACCGAATCCGCGGCGGCTTTCGCTTCCCTGATTTCAGCGAAACTTCCACTTGAAACCGCGGCGAAATACGCGCTCGGCATGTCGCCGAAGCAGATTCGGGAATTAGTGGCGGCAACCGCCATGGCAAAACTTGATGTTGCGGCCATCCCGGCCGCTACCCCACTCAACCGCATGCAAGCACTCAACGCGGAGCAGCAACAACAGGCGAAAGATAACCGCCCCGCGGTGGGAAGGAACTTGAATAGTGACCAGTCCGGCAATTAATGACGGGGGCAGCCAACCAGCAGTCCCGGGGGAAGCCCTACCCCCAATCTCAAGCGTATTTGACTACCCCACGGTTTTACCTGGCCAGCAAATGACCCCGGAGCAGCAACAACAGTTCCAAGTGGCGCAGGTGGCGGCAATCATGTACGCGGTCAGCCGAGTTCGCATGGGGATTCAATCCACGGTGGTTTTGCAAATCATGCAGTTGTTGCGGTCTGCCGATTTGTCGTCCCAGAAGGCGGTAAAACAGTTTGCTAAGCAGGCAGCCCAGTTGGTGCGCGCAGCAATGCGGAACATCAGGTTGAACACGTGGGGTGGGGTGGTGCAGCGGGCCAGGGTTTACGGTTTGGATTTGCCGGCAACCCCACCACCAGAGGGGCGGATTCCAAAGGATTTACGGCATTCGCGGACCACAAATCTGGAGAAAGCCTATGAGCGGTTGGCTGGGGAGTACCAAAAATGGGCTAGCATGGATCGCCACGATCCGGTTTTGGTGAAAAATTTGTTGCACCTAAACCCCAGTGAGATCAAGGTCACACCCGGGTTGGATGCGTTCACCAAAGACGCCACACCCACCCCACCACAACCCGAACCAAAGGAACCAAAACGTGACCAAGAAGAAACAAAAGAAGAACAAACATGGGAACAATTCTTCATCCAAGCGGCCAGCAAAGCTGAAAGCGTTAAAAAGCCACAAAAAAAGGGCAAAAAACCGAACAAACCGGATAAAACAGCAACAACAACGCCAGCAGCAACTACGGGAGATAACCAACCAAGGCCCAGTAGCGGCGATCACGGCGCCAATCACAATGATGATGCGACAAATGATGCCAAAAATACAAATGCCCAGCCTGCCGCTTCCACAAATGCCACAACCAACAAACCTGCTGCACAACCAACAGAATTAGGCGCTGCAACCCAAACCCCAATAGAAGATGAAGTAGCAAATTTCAAACAACAACTAGATGAAATGTCCGACCAGGACATGGCGAAACTCATCGAACAATGGGCCAGGCAAAAAACCGAAGAACGCATGGAACGCATGGTTTCCCAAGACATCGCCGCGGCAGCCCGCAACGCGCACCAAGAAATAATGCGGAAAACCCCGAAAAAAACCATCACCGGCTACCGGCGAGTAGTGCACCCAGAACTATCCCGAACCGGCAGCTGCGGCCTGTGCATCGTTGCCTCAACCATGATCTACAAAAAATCAGACCTGCTCCCCATCCATGCTGGTTGTAAATGCGAAACCGTGGAAATCTACCAGATTGACGGCAAAACCTACGACCCTGGTCAACAAATCAACGACGAAGACCTGTCCGTATTCTACGAAGAAGCCGGCGGAACAACCCGCGGCTGGAAACTCAAACGGTGGAAATACAAGGTTATTAACCACCCCGAATACGGCCCTACACTAGTAAATACCAACAAGAAACGCTCCCTTGAGCCGATCGAATACGCGCAGGAAGGATTCAAAGATGAACACGGATGATATGCGGAAGCTTTATGAGGGCCTTAAAATAATTTTTGGAGATGAAACCCCCGAAGCAAAGGAGCCTCTCAATGGCGGTGAAGAAAACCACCAAGAAACCAGTCAAGAAACCAGTCAAGAAACCAGCAGCGAAAAAGAAGCCGCAAACCGGGTTTCAGAAAATGAGCCAGGCTCGGCAAGCAGCGGAGACGAACAACCAGGCCCCAACAGCAGCACAGAACCGATCCCTGAATCCGCTAGCGGCGAAGAAACAGGCGGCGAACCAGAAAGCGCCAATGAATCAGATGGCGCCGAAGAACCAGAAAACCCCCGCAAAGAAACCCCCGGTGAAGAAAACGCCAGCGATGAAGAAGAAAAAGAAGGCTTCAGCAGCGAAGAAATCAACCAAGCGGTAACCATTGCGGAACAATTAGGGCTCCCCCAAGAACCCGTGGAAAACCTATTTTCCCTGATCGACCGTGATAAATTAGTGAATAATGAAGGTGAAATTGGTAAAGAAGAACTTACCAATACGCTAAAACTCTTGGAGGCAATCGTCCTGCGGAAACCAGCGAAAACCCCCAACGAAGAAAACTACGGCTACGATCCTGAGAACGCGCGGCAATCCACCGGGTTCGGGAAATACCTATAAAGGAGGAACAACACCTTGGGAACGAACAACCCGCTCTCCCCCAGCGCCAGCCTGGAATGGAAGAGTATTGACGACACCCGTTGGCGGAAAAACGGCAGCCAAATTTCCGAATCCGGCCAAAACGGCATGCTGGTTATCAATGACAAAATCAAGGCTGAAGGCCCGCACCGTGTCGGCCGGTGGCTGAAATCCGGCGTCCCACTATACCGGGACGCGGACAACAAGCTTTACCTGTGGGATGCGGCCAGCGGCAAGAAGATTGCCGGTTTCCTGCAAACCTTTAAGGAAATCGCCCCCACCTTTTCCGACCTGGCCGCGTACGGGGTGAAATTCTACGATGAAATCCCCGTCGGCATCCAAACCGCGGGTGAAATTTATCCGAAGTGGCTACCGGTGGCCGTGCCAGATGACCAAATCCCTCCGCGGTTTGGCGTGAGCCCCCTATAACTTTTTGAAAGGAAGTGGTTAAATGGCAACAAATGAAATGGCAACCTCCAGTCTCATTGATCCGAAGCTGGCTATCACGGTTGCGCGAAAAACCCTAGCAGACTGGGAAGTAAGCAACCATGCTTCCCTGGCAGCCTACCTCCCATCAAAGGAGGTCAAGGACATTGCCTACGAAATTGACTATATTGATGACGCGGCCGTAACCGCGGCCAACTGGCGTGCCTTCGATGGTGCCGCCACCGGTGAAACCTACGGCAGTGGCGCCAAGGCGGTTGGGTCCCTCCAGCCCGTCAGCCGTATTGACACGGTGACAGAAGAAGCAAAGCTTCGCATGCGTTTCGACGCGGACGAAGCTTTGAAGCGCACCTATATTGACCGGATTGCCCGCGCCGCCCAATCCGTCGCCCTGCAGGTCAACTACCAGCGGGCAAACGCCTTGTTCAAGGCGAAGCTCAGCTTGCAAGGCTCCGGTGGTTTGCGGATTGAGGTTGATTTCAACCGTGACCCCGCGTTCAACCCGACCGCCACCAAGCTGTTCTCCGACCCGTCCGCGAACCCGTTTGAACAGCTGCTCATCTGGCGGGACCAGTACTTCGACAAGAATCATATTGAGCCGGCGGAAATTTGGATGCCCAGCGTAGTGTTCCGCGCATTCCTGCGCCACCCCAACGTGGTTTCCGCCACCAACCCTGCCTACGCCCGTGAACCCAAGTTCGCCACCCGCACCGCGGTGAACGAAGTCATGGTGGATACGTTAGGCTTGCCGCCGATCGTGGAAAAGTCCGCACAGAAAGTCAAGGTTGACGATTTCGACACCGGTAAGACCAAGCTGGTGAACGTTATCCCCCAAGACCAAGTGTTCTTCATGCCGAAACCAGGCTCCGCTGCTGCGCCGAATGATTTTGAGGATTACGGTGTGACGTTATGGGGTGAATCGGCAAACGTTGATCTTCCGGGCATCAACAAGGTGTTTGATGACAAGTTCGGCACCCCCGGCATTATCGCTGGTGTGCTCACCCACAACAACTTCCCTGTTTACTCCGAGGTGTTCGCGGACGCTTTGGCCATGCCAGTAGTCATTCAGCCGAACAAGGTGCTGGCCGGAAAGGTGCTGTAATGCAACTTGTCACAAATATTACATTACGCGGTCCCGCGCCGGACTATGCGCTGAAGTTTTTCGGCCCAGGTGACGAATTACCGGAATGGGCTTTAGAAGAAGTTTCTGACAGCCCCCACCTGTTCGCTGACGCTGAAATCCTTACCCCGCGGTCTACCGGGGGCGCGGGGGAAGGTGAAAACAAGGACAATTCCGAAGGTGAAAACAAGGACAATTCCGAAGGTGAAAACCCTGATGATGAGGGTAAAAACCCCACCCAACCCTCGGTAAACAACCCGCCGTCACGGAACAAGTCAGCGGCAACCTGGGCTGCCTACCTGAAAGAAAAAGGCGTCCCCACCCCCGAAGGGGCATCCCGGGAAACCCTCATTGACATTGCCGAACGAAACGGTCTACTATAAAACAGAACCCTTTCTTCACAAGAGTTCGGGAATGAGTGATGAACAAAAACACCCCGCCCTAGGTGGGGTATTTTTGTGTATATGAGCAGCAACTACTTCGGCACCGTCGAAAACGTGGAACTCATGTTCCAAAAACCCCCCAGTGAGCGTGAAAAAAAACTCATTGAAAAACAATTAGAACGCCTATCATCCATCCTGTCCGCAAAATACCCCACCCTGCGGAAACGCTGGAACGAAGCCCTACCAGACAGTGACCTGCGAATCCTAGTCTCCCGCATGGTTGAAGCCGCCTGCGCGAAAATCACCCGCGCAGCACAAGGCAACGTAGCATCCGAAACCATCGGCCCCTACGGGTATGCCACTTTCGAATCCGCGGACCCCGGCAAAGGCCTATTCCTCAAAGAAGACATCGCAGCCCTAGAAATGCTACTCCGGCAAACCAACGCGAAATCCCAAAAAATCACCAGCAACTTTGCTGTCACAGAAGCCAAACCACTACTAAAGCCCGGTGTGCCAAACCATGGGGACCGGGGTTGGTACGAACCCAACTACACCTATTGGTATGTTTAAACCATGTTCAGCGGCTTCACCTATGATGTGCACGTCTACCGACTAGCAAAATACGCCCCCGGCGGCACCCCACCAGCAGGGGCTAAAATCATCCCCCGCGGCCTACTAGAAGGCAGGTACAAATCACACACAATCTATGGCGCGGTAGTGTGCCCAAAAACCACCGCGGTGCCAGACCGCGCTGTTGGCTGGGCAAAAGTCATGGACACCGACAAAATTATGTACTGCGGCTATGAAGACGACATCATCCCCAGTGACTACTTCGCCTACGAATCCCGGCCAGGAAAACTTGAAATCACCCGCGTAGGCGGCGGCGTCATCAACGACTGGACAAGCCCGTTTTCAATGTTCTACCAAGGTGGGAAAGAAGTCATCATGGAAAACATTACAGAACGAGGGGTGTAGCAATGGCGGAAAAAGACTGGGAAGTAAAAGAAGCCCGTCAAGCCGGTGGTCAACGCCGACTATCCAGGCATTACAACGGGAAAAAACCCCGAGCACTCTATTTCCGCAACGAGCGGGAATTCGGCCGGCTACTACTACACAGCCGTGCACTAGAAAACCTACTCTACCGCCAAGCCCAATACATTAAATACCGTCTAGCAGTTAAAATCCCCCTAGGTAGCGGCAAAGAAAAAGGGCACCTGCGGCACAGTTTCTACGTTGAAATCCAAAACCCCGGCGGCATAAAAAAAGACCGTGTGGCGGCAAAAATCAAGAGTAAAGACCCCAAAGGGTTCTACTACGGCGACCTGAAATCAGCGAAACACAAACCAGCACGCTGGACCCACAAAACCCTACGAGAATCAAGGATGTAACCATGGCGCGGAAAAAAATAACCCCAATCGCGGAAGACATTGTTATTGAACTACTCAAAGACCTAGTGCCCGAAGGCAACATTGGCACCAACCGGGGAGCTGTTGAACACGAATACATCACCCTTGCGGAGCTAGAAGAAGCCGGGCCCCTCAAAAGCAACGATTACATCCTAGTCCACCGCGAAGGCGGGTTTTTGTACTACGACCGGGTAACCGACATTGTGAACCTCACAATCTCCGTCTTTACCAAATCCGAGCGCAGTTCACAAGAACTCATGATTAAAATCACAGACCGAATGGTAGAGTCTGTGGAAGAAGATGTTTTAGGGTTCCCCTATGATTTCTGCGAAATCTTAAGCGGACCAGAACTTCAAACAACCTGGACAATGGACGACCGGGTGGTGGAAAAAGTATTCCAAATCCACATCCGGCCAAAATGGGAGGACTAAATGGCGTTTAAAATTACGCTACCGGCAGACGCAACATCCGGTAGTTTCACACTCACGGCAAAGGCGAAGACCACGGATGCGATCGAGCACCCGTTTGCCGCATCTGACGTGAAGGCACAGCTGGTAAAGCTTGGCTACAAGAAAGCAAACGTGACAGGCCCCAATGGTGGCCCGTTTGTGATAACCGGCGTTCGGGACGCCATCACAGCTGATGGCACGAACCTTGGCGGTGCAACCAAAACCATCACTGTGGCAAATGAAACCGGCTCTGGTGACGGTAAAACCTTTAAGGAAATCCGCGGCACCGACTCAGAACTCATCCGAAAATACCTAGGCGGCTGCATCCTTATCGGTGCAGAAGGCTCCGAAATTCCCGAAGAATGGGGGATGGGTGACGACGGTAAACTCCCCGACCTCAAAGCATTAGGCTACACGTCCCTAGGCTGGCTCACCAAGTCCGAAGGTGTGGAATTCTCCGTTGAAACCGAAAACTCTGACGTTGAATCCTGGGGAGCATCCGAACCAACCCGAACGGACATCACCAAGAACGTCACCAGTGCACAGTTCACCTGCCAGGAAACCAACAAAGCAGTGCTGGGGCTCTACTTCAACATTGACCTTTCCGAAACAAAGGTTTCCCCCAACGGCGATATTGTGTTCGACACCCCCACCGAACTGGAAACCCGCTACTTCCCAATGATTTACATTGCCCACGATGGTACCGGGAAGAACGCTTCCTACTTCATCCGGGTGATGCCGCGGGCTACGGTTTCTGAAGTCCAGTCCCTGTCTTTGAACTCTGAAAACGAGTCCAAGTTCGGTATGACCATTAAGGCCACCGTGTCTGATAAGGAAGGCTACTCCGTCCGTAACGTCTTTACCGGCCCGAAGACAAAGAAACTTGCTAAACAGATGGGTTTTGAAGACTAACCCCAGGCGGAAAATGGCCCCTAGCAGCCCACCTGACAGCATACAAGCAAACTCACATGAAAACGTGCGTAAAGCAAACATGAAGCCGTCAGAAGCCAAGCTAAGGGCCATTTTGCTACCATAAAACCGTGAACATCTACGACCGGCAAGAACAAGACATAGCCGAACTCAAATCCGAAGTCACAGACCTAAGGCGCATCGCAAAACCAGAAGAAGGCTGGCGGCCAGAAGACTTCGACACCGAAACCGCCGAAACCATCCGCGACAAACGCAACCTCATAGACATCATCACCAAAATGATGGGGTGGCAAGGAAGCCTCGAAGAATTCCAACGAGCCCACGAAAAAACCTACAACGCCCTCAAAGAACTACTCGAAGAATACAAAATCGAATCAGACGAACGGGCCAGGCAAGCAAACGTTTTCCAACAGGTTAAAGACTGGTGGGACCAAAACCAAACCATTATCGAAAGCGCACAAGAAGCCCAAGACGTCCGCAATCAATCATCTACAATCTACAACAAAATCCTCCGCGAAAAAGGGCTTATTGAGCAAATGCAGCGCACCCTACTTACCCAAGCTGCGACAAACAAACGCGAAATAGAAACCCTCACCACTACTGCCACCACAGCTATTAACCAGGCGGTAGAAGAAGCCCGCAGGCTCAAAGACCAAGCAGGCGCAGCCGCAACCAACGCGGTGAACACCCGCGTCAACCAACTAGTAGACGGCGCCCCCGCAGCCCTGGACACCATGCGGGAAGTCGCAGCGGAACTAGAAAAACACACCGACGCCTTACGTGCCCTCACCCAAACCGTAGGGCAAAAAGCCGACGCGGCAACCATGAACACCGAGTTAGGCCGCAAACTCAACCTGTCCGAAGTGGCAATGAACCCCGACGGCAACCGGATTGTTCGCCGCAAACCCAACGGCACCATTGCGTTACCTGCGAACCCTGGTGCGGAACCAAACAGCGCAGTCAGTAAACAATGGGTGGAAAACTACCACCAAAACACTGACCCCAAACCACACCACCACACCCCCAACGACATTACGACCCTGCCATCAACCATTGTCACAGTGATGAAAAACTATCAATGGGAAGGGGTACCCGGCGACTACGCAAAAATAAACCAAGACGGCAACATTACCACAACAAAACTCTTCACATCCAAAACCTACGGGGATGTCGCCTTCGCCCGTGACCTTTCGGCCCGCACCGGCGCGGAAGGCACCACCAGCATCACCGGCAGCATCGGGCACAAAAACCGTACCGTAGTCACAGACGCCAACGGTCGAATCCATAACAACAGTGCCCCCACCCTCCCCAGTGAACTAGTCAACAAACGATACGTTGACGCGGGCATGCCCTGGGTAGGCACAGATGCGGAATATAAAGCTCTCGCCGACAAAGACCCCAACCGTCTATACATCATCAGGTAGGCGCAAACATGACCATCATTGATAAAACAGCAATAACGGCAGCATACCTAGGTGAAACACCAATATATAAAATCCTCGATGGAAAAAACAACCTCATCTTCCAAGACGTCAAAATAGAAACTTACGCCAAAGACGGGCTCATAACCCCCCCAACGTTCGCTAAAACAGCATCTTTTTACATCCAAGGCGCCGGCGGAGGTGGCAAAGGTGGCTTTGCTTTTCCCACCTCACGATCATACGTTGGACAAGGTGGACAAGTAGGCGGTTACCGGGAAATCCTAGGCCAACCAATAGAAGACTTTTGGCGGACCGAAGGTTTACAAATCAAAATCGGAAAAGGCGGAGAAGGCGGCACCCCCAGAGATGTCCAAGATTCCCCTAACGGACAAGATGGGGGCTGGACAGGGGTAAAACTCAAAAAAAATGAAGGATTCTATGCTGCCGCAGGTGGTAAAGGTGGAACAGAACACTATGTAGAATACGCTTATTTCCCCGACCGCGTAAACGAACTCGGGCAACTAGTATGCGGTGGAAGCTCAACAATAAAACATATCACCGTCCCAAGGACTTTTAACCCGGTGCATAATATTTTCCCCGCAACAGGTGGAAAACTAGTATACAACCATACAGCCCGGGGGTTTTTCCGATTCTCTTCAGAAACCGGGGATCGTATTATTGGGAGCGTTGACGGACTTGCAGGCGGGGGTGGTAGCGGTGGTTCCCGCGGCGGGTACGGTAAGACAGTTGTCCCTGGCGGTAAAGGCGGTGACGGTTGGGTTATTGTTGTTTGGATACCGTAAACTACAAGTAACAAACCTTTAAACAAGGAAGGATCCAAAATTGACTGACACCCCCCGCGGACGACTAGTTGTAGTAGACGATGACGGCAACATCATTGATGATGCCCCACAAACCCAGGTTGAGCCTACCAACCCGCCCCAAAACATTACCGAGGTTGAAGTCCCCAAAGAAACCAAGAAATTTGACCTGAACTTTGAAGACTTCTACGAAGAAGCCCGCGAACTAGACAAAAAAGCAGGCTTCGCCACAGAACCCCTAAACTTCATCATCCCCAAGAAATTGTCCGGCACCGGACAAGATGAAACCTTTGAAGTCTACCCACCCACCGCGGGGCAACTCGCCACAATCTCAACGCTTAATCCTGAAGATTTCGTCTCCATACTCGCGGTGCTTTTCATCAAGGAACCCAAAGAGCCAAACGGGGAACCTGATACTAGCGAATACGAGCGATTCCTACGTTGCCTAGATCACATGCCAACGAGTATTTTCATGGTTTTCATGGAAAAGTTTGTTGCCTGGTGGGCACCTAATGCTGCTAACATGCCCGCCACACTCCCAAAATCAGTGAAATCTATTCCCTATGCAAGGAATTTGGCACAGAACTATACCTAGACTACCTAGAGTACGGGGTAGAAATCACCGACTTTTTCCGCGGCAGAAGGTCATGGAAGCAATTCTGGGTGTTATTCAAAGACCTCCCCCCACACTCGCGGACGAAAAGCAAAATGCTTGAAAACCATGAAGTGGCAGCCTACGAAGTTGGTCAACTATCAGATGAAGAAATCAAGCAATCCATTCTTGATGGTGACCAACCTGGGGGAGAAGATCGTGAACTACCCCTTAGGGGCTACACACCAACAATGGCAAAAATGGATGACGTCATAGACCACCTCATCGTGAGCCGCGAATCCATGGCCCGAATGTTCGGGAAAAAAGACAAAAGCAAAGTAAAACTCACGAAACGCCCCAAAACCGCCTACCAGATTGAACTGGAAAAACGCCAGTTAGAATATGAGAAAGAAGCATATCACTCTACCCTTGAGGCGTTCGGTTTTTAAATAATCCAACCCGCGGGGGTCGGGTTGGATTTTATTAAAGGAGGCTGTTTTGGCTAGCGGCTATATGATTGGCGAAGCCTATATTCGCATCTTCCCTAATGCTAAGAACTTTCACAATAAGCTTAAATCCGAGGTTCAACGAGAATCCAAGGGGATTGATGTCAACGTTCCTGTTGAACTTGAGGATGAGAAGTTCAAAAAGCAATGGGATGAATTTAAGCGTCGGGTAAAAGCGGAGGCAGAGAAAACTTCCGCGCAAATCAAACTAGACCTTGATACAACAAAAGCCCGGCGCCAGGTTGAACGGTTCGTACGAGAAGTTAAAAAACAAGACGCCCAGCTTGATTTGTCGGTGAAATTCCACAAGGAAAGCCTGGAAAAAGCTGGGGAGAAAATCGAACGATTCAAGAAGAAGCATGAAAAGCTCCGCACCGCGGTGCAAGTGAATACGGCGCGGGCCAGTAAGGAAATGTCCGCGTGGCGCCGCACTGAAGCGGGTAAAGCAGTAGTCCAAACAGTTATCACAAAGCATGTCGGGGCTAAGGTTCCTGTCGCTAACCCGTTTGCTGGCGCGGCAAAAAATGCCCAAAAAGAAGCTTTAAACGCGCTCAACTTTGTTCCACGGCTGCTTGCAAAAGCAAATGAGCAATTCGATGCTGGCATTCGCCAAATCTATGACCCGTATGTTCACATGGCGGAATCCATGTACAAGGCTGGTCTAAAGCCGTTCCAGTTGTTCCGCGACCAGGTTTGGAATAATTCTAAAACCATGGAAGAGTTCTTGGAGAAAACCAAGATTGCGGCGCTTCTGGCGTGGGACAAAATGTTCCCCAAAGACAAAGTGGAAAAGGCCACTAACTTTATCACTTCGCAGTTTGACACAGTGCGGGTGAAGGTTTCCAATATTTGGGAAGCTATTTTCAAACGCGGCCCCCCGAAGATGGACTGGCTGAAAAATCTGGGGGGTGGGGCCATTGAGGGCCTCAAGGGGAAGTTCGCAGGAATCAAGGATATTTTCAAGAGTGGAAATTTCCAGATTCTTCCTAATTTTGATGTGAGTTTAAAGACTCTTGAAGGACAACTAAAGTCTTTTGTGAGCAATGTCACAGGGTCTGTGTCGGGGGCCGTCAGCACCCTAGGGTCAAAAACCACCGCGGCGTTCACCAACATTGGCAACAAAGCCGGAAACTTACTTACCCCAATCAAGTCAAAACTCACCGCGGCAATCGCACCAATCAGCGGGCAAATCACAACCGCGCTCGCACCCGTCACCACAAAAATCCGCGGCATGTTCGGCCGAGGGCTCATCCAAGCCCGGCACCTCATCCCGGATTTAGGGCCAGCAGCAGCCCGGGCACACCGTGCATTCACAATGCTAGGCGCAGCTGGACGAACCGCATTCCGGCCCGTCGCGGCCTTAGGCCGCGGAATCCGCGGAGGCTTCCACGCCGCAACCCACGGGGCCGGAGCCTTAGCCCGTGGCATCCGCAGCCTCACCGGCCGCTTCGCCGCGTTCGCGTTCCGCTCAACCGCGGTATTTAGCGTTATGAAACGCGGCTTCCGCCGGGTCGGCGACTACGCCATAGGCGGCATGCGGGTCGCCATCGGCATGTTCATGAAGATGGGTGGCATCCTACTACAAGCAATCATGCCAGCTCTAGGAGCCATCGCAGCTGGCTTCGCAGCCCTAGGCGGGCAAGCCCTCATCGGCACCGTCCTAGCCCTAGGCGGGGCAGTGGCCAGCGTCGCCACCGCCGCAGCGGCCCTCGCCCCCGCGTTTCTCGCAGCAGCCGGCGTCAGCTTCGCAGCGCTCAAAATTGGCCTTGAAGGCGTCAAAGAAGGCGTCAAAGCAGCATTTAGTGCCGAAACCGCGGAAGAATTCGAAAAAGCCATCGAAAAACTCCCCCCGGCGGCACAAAACATAGCACGGGCATTCCGCGAATTCCAGCCCCAAATCAAAGCAATGAAAGAAGCAGTACAAAACAATCTGCTTGCCGATTTGGGGCCTGGTATCCAATCCGCCATGAACAACCTGCTCCCAACATTCTCCACCGGGCTGCAAAACATTGCCACCCAGTGGAACGGGGCGCTCAAAATGGCGTTCGCGGAACTCTCATCCCCGCGGGCACAATCCGGCCTTGCCGCGGTCATGGACGGGGCAAACCAAATGGCCGCAAACATGCAGCCGGTCATCTCCAACCTGCTAGCGGCAGCAGGGTCACTCGCTGAACAAGGCAGCAAATACCTAGGCTCCATCGGCACCGCCATCAGCAACATGACCGCTGGTTGGGTGGAGAAAGTCGAATCCCTCAAACAAGTAGACGCCTCAACAGGCCTGTCTAAATTCGACACCATCATCCAAAACGCCAAAACCAACCTAGGCTTTCTGAAACAAATCCTCGACGGCCTATTTGGTACCCTAGGAAACCTGCTGAAAGCCGCGGAAGTTGGTGGCGGCGGGTTCCTGAACATGATGGCCACCGCCCTACAATCCCTCAAAGCCGCCACCGCGGAAGGCACCGAAGGCTTCAAAAACATTGTCACCTTTATGCAAGCCTCCGCATCAGCGGCAAGCCTGCTAGGGCAAGCCATCGGCCCAGTTTTAAGTATTGTTGCCCAAGTAGCGGCAGCCCTCGCCACCGTTGCGGCAACAGCAATGCCAGGCGTCCTAGCGGTATTAGAAGCCGTTAAAACCGCAATCCAACCAATCTTCGATGTTGCAGGCAAAGTCGGTACAGCACTAGGTGAAGCCCTCCAAGCTGTCGCCCCAGCAATATCCCAGTTAGGTGCGGCCATAGCTCCTCTACTTGAAGGATTAGCGCTCGGCATCAAAGCCATGTTCGAGGCGGTAGGCCCAGCCCTTACATCCCTAATTGCATCTGTTGGCCCCGCAATGGAAGCCCTCAAACCAGTCTTCGAAACCGTTGGTAAAGCACTTGGGGATATCTTCGCGGCCCTAGGCCCCATCCTAGAGTCCACCGTGAATATGATTAAGGCATTCTCACCAATTTTGGATCAAATATTCAAATACATTGGCGAGATTGCAACGGAAATCATTAATGGCCTAGCCCCACTATTCACCGGGCACGATTCCGTGCTCATTAAGTTTGTGGATGCCCTCAAACCCCTAGTCGACGTTTTAGGGCAAGGATTACTGAGCGCAATTCAAGCGTTACAGCCGGCAATTCCACCAGTGATTGACGCTTTCAACAAGATTCTCGAATCACTCATGCCGCTGATGCCCACTATTACCGATGTGGTGCGGGTGATCGTTGACGGCCTAGTCACAGCCCTACGCGACTGGCTGGTGCCAATGTTTGTGGTTGTGGTGAAAAACATCATGGCTTTTGCCTTACCGATCATCGACTATCTTGTCCCAATCCTGAAAGTTCTCATTCAGATTGTGATTGGGGTAGCTGATGTTCTTATCTCGGCTTTCAGCACCGCCATGAAATTCATCATGCCGCTTGTGCAAGCCGTAGGCGCAGTCATCCAATGGCTAGGCGATATCATCGACCGCGTTATCAAAACTTTTATCGCACCAATCATTGAGGGCTTCAAAACCCACATCCAAGAAGTCTTCGGCGTCATTATCTCCCTCATCAAAGGTGACTTCAGCGGGGCACTCGACCACCTCAAAAACATTTTCAAAAACGTTGTCGACACCATCAAAACAATCTGGGAAAAACTCAAAGAATACTTCGGCACCCCAATTAAATTCTTCATTGATGTTGTTGTCAACAAGGCGATTGTTGACGGCTGGAACTGGGTGTCCGACAAGTTCCTTGGCGGAAAACTCCCCAAACTTGAACACATGCCTTACCCCAGCGGCCTAAAATTCGCAACCGGTGGTATCCTCCCCGGCTACACACCAGGCCGTGACCCGCACAAGTTCTACAGCCCAACTGGCGGCAGCATAGCCCTATCTGGTGGTGAAGCAATCCTACGTCCCGAAGCAACCCGAGCCTTCGGTCCGAAATCTATCTACGCTATCAACAAGGCCGCACAGCTTCACGGTGTTAACGGCGTAAAACGCATGATAGGTGAAGGGGCACAATACAAAAAAGGCGGCATTGTTGGCGAAGCCGCCCTCGACAGCAAAATCCACCACGTTTTGGAAGAACTTAAGCCAGAACATGGTAAACCCTACCAGTACGGCGGCACCGGCAATCCCAGCTGGGACTGCTCAGGGTTGTGGTCCGGTATTGTGCAAGCCCTCAACGGCGGCAGCCTCCGCGGTGGACGCATCTTCAACACGGAATCCCGGTTTGAAAACTACGGCTTCGAACCCGGGCTTAAGGGCCGCGTCACCATTGGTGTGCTCTCCGGCAAAGGCGGTGGTGCAAATGGTCATATGGCCGGCACCATTGACGGCATAAACCTAGAATCATCCGGTGACAATGGTGTGCAAATCGGCGGCCGGGCCCGCGGGTCCGACAACTCCCTGTTCAACCACACCTATACGCTTACGGAATTCCTTGGTAAATTCGTTTCCGGCGGTGGCGGCGGAGCCAGCTTCCTGTCCATCCTTATCAGTGGCGTAAAGAAATTCCTTGACGGGCTCATCAAGCCCATCAAAGACAAGATGACCGGCGATGGTGAACACGGCAGTGGCGTCTTCGGTCGCCTCATCCCTGGCATTGCGGAAAAACTCTTCGATGGGGTTATTGAATTCATCATGTCCAAACTGCCAGAATTTGCCCCAGCCGGCGACTCCGGCGGCGGCGGGGATGTTGAACACTACCGCCCCCTAGTGGAACACATCCTCGAATCCAAAGGTTTACCAAAATCCCTGGCAAACAGCCTACTTCGTCGCATGAACCAGGAATCCAGTGGCAACCCCCGCGCAGTGAACGGGTGGGACTCCAACGCGGCCGCGGGCAACCCATCCAAGGGCCTAATGCAGGTGATTGACCCAACATTCCAAGCCTACAAAGACCCAGGCTACGATGACATTTGGGACCCGGAAGCCAACATTCGTGCATCCATCAACTATGCGATTGCTCGCTACGGAAGCCTCCCTGCGGCCTACGATCGCGCCGGCGGGTACGATTCCGGCGGTGAAGCCAAAGGCGTTGGCTACATGCCGAAATACACCCTACGGCCCGAGCGCGTCCTGTCCCCAGGGCAAACCAAAGCGTTCAACCGGTTTGTGTACGACTTCCTGCCCGAACTCATCCAGTCCTACAAAAAAGACCCAAAGCGGATTCAAAACGCGGTCAAAGACATCACCAAAGAACTGCGTATCATCAACACTAACCTGTTGAAAGAACGGGACAAGCGGATTGACAAATGGTCCGAATGGGTGGCAGAGGACTTCCGCCAGCAAGAAAAGGGCACAAAGAAACTCAACAAGATTGACATGTCAATCTTCAACGAGAAGTGGTGGAAGAACAACACTAAGGACGGCGATCCCGACAAGCTCATTAATGCGTTGGAAAAATACGCTGACAAAAACGGCGACAAAATCAAAACCAACATCAACAAAGCAGCAAAAGACGTTGGCACCGTCCTTGAAGACCCCCACGGCTATCTGAAAGCCGAGGAAGTCGCCCGGGAACGAGTCGAGAAAGAAAAGGAAGAAGCCGAAAAGAAAGCGGAAGAAGAACGCCAAGATAAGGAACGGGAAGCCCAACGGGACGCCCAGGAACTCAAGTCTGACCAACGCCGCGAAGAAAACAAGAAAAAGAAAGAAGAACGCGCCGAAGAACGCAAAAAGAAGAACGAGAAAAAGAAGAAAGAACTCAAAGCCGCCAAAACAGACGCCGAAAAGAAAGCAATCGAGGCGCGGTACAAGAAGGAAGAAGAAGAAGCTTCCGACGCCGAATATGAGCACAAGAAGCAGGAAAAACGGGAGGAGCAGCACCAGAAAGACCTAGACAAGAAAGAACAAAAGAAACTCAAAGAGCAGCAAAAAGAACGCGACAAGAAACTCCAGGAGGAAATCAACAAAAAGAAAGAATCCGGCGAATACTACTACGGCTACAAAGTCCTCAAGGAAGACGGGTCTAACCCAGACGCCTATAAGGAATCCGACAACGACAAATTTGCTTCTGACACTGGTGATGCGGTAGCTGGCAAATTTGATCTCAGCGGAATCACGCAGAAGCTCCGAAACCGCTTCCAACAAGGCAAACAATTAGAAGCCGGCATCAACCTTGCCCTACCAAGCTGGTATGCAGCCCTCAACGGTGACACCAGCGGCCTGCGGCATAACGTCGCCGCCGCATCCGCCATGACCTACGATGAGGCCGAAACAAACCTGCGTTCCTACGGTCCAGAAGCGCTTGCTGGCCTGCTAGAATTTGGTTTGAGCGGCGCTTCAACCCGGCGCGCAACCAGTGCCGGGCCGCTCATCCAAAACGCTTACCTTGGCATGACCCAAGCAGAAATGATCCAAGGCTTAAGCAAGTACGATGCGATGCGCGCCCGGCGCGGAAGCGGCACCAGGCGGTGATAAAACAGTAGGAGGCCAGATGGTTTGGAAAGACAGTGTAATGGTGGTGTACCAAGGCCCACCACGGTGGGACGGCACCAAATGGGTCAACGGTGACCGGTTCCGGCTATCTGGCTTCCCCCGCGGGGAACGCCTCCAAGACGGGGTTGAACTTGCCCGCGGGCTAAGCGGCCTGGACCGCAGCACTGACGAGTACCGCATTGACACGGGGGCAAACACACCCGGCGGTGACCTGGTGGCGGTTTCCACCGGCCGCCGCGAAGTCAGCGGCCAAATCAACATCCTAGGTGATTCCCCCGCTGAACTGCGACAACACTACCGCAGTTGGTGGCGGAACCACCCGGAAAAAGAAAAAGGACGGCTGTGGTTTTACACCCGGGAAGGCGAGCCGCGGTATCTGTCGGTGGTGAAAACCGAGGGTGCGGGACTTTTCACCAATGAGCAAGACCCTGCGCTTTTAAATCGGGTTACCTCCATGCCGTGGGGTTGGGTGTCAGACCACCCCTATTTTTTCGGGTTCCGCACTAGCCATGATTTGCGGCACACCGGGGACGGGCATTTCAACGCTGTGTTCTACAACCCGTCCACAGTGCCGGAAATATACCCTGACCTGTATCTCCCTGGTGGGGGTAAATTCCAACTGTCTCTAGGGTACGGGCAACCGTACTTTCAAACTAGACCAATTCCCCGCGGTTCAACCGCGAAAATTAGTTTTGACCCGCGGAAACGAACCTATGTGGAAAAAGACAGTCGTGGTAACTACACGAACCTGTGGCCACTCATGTTGGGTCGCAGGCCGAAAATTAGCCTGGAACCAGAAACGCTGAATAAGTTCACCGTGACGCTAATGGAGTGGACGAATGATAACGATCAGCGTCTTGATTCTGACCCGCGGATCGTCTACACACCGGAGTTCATGTCATGGGTCTAACAGCGAAACCAGGGTACGAATCCACGGTCAAAAACGGATACCGGTTCGAGATTGAAGTATTCAGCGGGGACGGGGTGTACCTCGGTGAAATTGGTGACTACGACGATCTACAAATCGAGTTTTCTAGCGAAATCACCGACTACGATGTTGGTTCTTTCGCCATACCGTCCACATCAATTTGGTCACAGTTTTTCAACAATATTCAAGGCCAAATCGTCCTCATTCATATTCTCATCAGTGATGACGATGGGGTTTGCAAAAAATGGACTGGACGAGTAGATGATGTGCAATACGGCGCGGAATGGTCCCCCACCAAAACTACAGTGAATATTATTTCCGACAAGGTCTGGTACAAGCATATTGTGTGCTGGTCAGCCCCATTTTCCCCTATTGGGTTTCAAGCCCCGAAACGGCGGGTGAAAACCGGGCCGGCAATCTCCCAAATGAAACAGTTCATTATTGATAATCTTATCCGCATCCAAGCCCCACACCTAAGTGGTCTGCAACAGGCCAGGTTATCAACCTATAACAATAACCCCAACGAGTTCTCCAATGTCAAAGACATCATGAACCCGGTGGTGATGCCTAGTATTTCCGACCAAGTGGACACCAGCCCTGTGGTTGCGCTCATGGCCCAAATGACCCCCGCGGATGAACTCTGCCACGAAGTATGCAAAGACTACAACCTACTCCCCACCGCGGAAATGATCGTACCAGGCCGGGACCCAAAACCAGACTGGTACACAGGCAACTTGGACAAACCCCTGGTGGTGCTGGATATCAAAGATAAAGACTTATCCCGCACCAGGTCACAATGGCAACCCAAATGGAAAGCCCTAAGCAAAGAAGCCCTGGTGTTTGTACGCGGGCTTTTCGGTCGGTACGACGCCCCACCCCCAACACTTATTAAAGTCAGCAACACGGAACAGCTCAAACAATTCTTCGGCGATAACTCCACAACTGACCCGTGGGTGATTTTCCGCCGTTCCCATGAGCATTGGGGAAAATATTCTTACCGGATTGTGGCGCCCCGCGCGGTCAAAAGTATTGCTGGCGGTAAAGCCCAAGACTTTCTTAACAAAGGCATCAGCTTACTAATCAACACCGCAATTAAAGGCGCTCTATCCATGATTGGCCTATCGTTTGTCGGTGACATCATCACCGGGGAACTTGACGACATCCTACTTGCCTACCAGGTCGCTGACGACACATTCATGCGGGAAAGCTTAGGAAAATTTGCCCTACCGGAATCCTACGACGGCAAAGGTGTCACAGCCTACAGTTTCGACTCAACACAAGCCCTCCGTGCCGGCCGCATTGAAAACTTAGGGTTCTACGTTGGGGAATTTACCGGCGGACTGTCCGCGTTCAAACCATTTAAAATTTTTCGGGATTTTGACCTGCTTGACCCCGTTGGTTGGGAATCCGACGACGGGGAAACCATTTATACTGAACGCATAAAGAAAATCACAGTGCAACACAACCGCGGTGCCGAGCCGCAGTTTGAAATCAATGTTGGACGAAATGAACGAATGGACGATCCAATGGAGCTTACCCAGCGCCAGCAAGCGCGGTTTAGTGTTGCAATTAAAGCCGCGTTTAATGTGGATTAGGAAGGAAAAATATGCCGAATAATTTAAACGATTTACTGGTTCGCCTGCGGTTTCACACCGAAGGGGACGGGCTGGATTTTGCGAAAACCCGCCGTGCCGCTTTCGTTGTGGAAGACGGCTACGGGGAACTACCCTTGCCTTCGGGGCAGAAAGGCGAAAAAGGGGACACCGGCGACCCAGGGCCTGCTTTGTACCCGGATTTAGTGATGGGTGGGTCTGACAATGATGTCCTGAAAGCTTTACAAAAGCGGGCTTCAGCTTGGAAAACTGACCCCACAGTCAACCGGTTTTTCGTCATCAACCGGGATACGAAAACTGGTTTTTTCTACACCCGCGGCGGTTGGACGATTATTCGTAACCTGTTTGGCACCAGTTCAGAGATTACCCCGGGGGAGTTCCAGCAGCCAGTCGCGTTTAAAAATGTGGCAACAGAGCCGGAAAAACCAACTGATGGGGTGGTGGTTTTTGCCCAAGGTGGGAAACTGTTCATGAAAAATCCTGCGGGTGAGAAGAAGCAGTTGGGCTAATGTCGAATCGTACGCGGAACCACCCGCATTGGAATGATGATCCGTGGGATTCAGCGGCCCGCACTGCCACCCAGGATCAGGTTGGTGTTGGCCTCGGCAAATACGACTTGTCAGCACTCGGTAATGGCAATGTTCAAGACATTGATTTGACCTATAAGGATCGTGAGCTCAGGGATGATCCGAACCGGCAAAACAACCCTATTTTCCGTCTGTTTAAAACAATCTCCGACCGCCTGTCGGCGTTCCGTGATGAGGTTCTGAAACGGTTTATTAGGGAGCGGGAAGATACCGAAAAAGCGGTGTTGGCTGCAAAAAACCAGTTCAATGACCGCCAGTCCAAGTACGCCGCAGCCCTCGATGCGGCACAGTCCTATGGGTCTTGGACAATTGAGAGGCAGTTTGACCAGCAGTGGTATGAGGAAACCTATTTCTGGATTTTCACTAAATATAAGCCCAAGTGGGGTATTGTGCCAGTGTGGCATGGTGGCCAGGTGGGACCTGCGAAAAACTGTCATATTGACAGCGGGATTATTATTTTAGACCAGCCTGGTTTATGGCGGTATAATATTAGGCTGTTGGTTACTGAACAGAATTTAAGTACTCCGCCTGGGATGGGTGATTGGCCAAAAAATTATATCAGTGACAAAGATGATTCGGACACATGGATTCGCGTTGAGGTGTGGCGTGCGGACGCCAGCTTGCAGGATATTGACAGCGATGATACTTCTAAGATTATTTCGCGGCAGACGGAACAGTTCGGGCAGAAACAATCGCAGCTCACGGCAAGTTTTGCGCCAATAGTGCACACTGCTCATTGTGACGGAACTGTGTTCTTGGATAGTAATATGGCGGGACAGCGGGGGGCTAAGTTGGTTGTGAAGGTGTGGGGTGCGCTTGTGCACGCGGGGGCTGAATCAACCCGCGTGACGGTAGATATGCTGGACACTAGCCACTTGGTACCGAAGAGTCTTAAGGAAGGTGGGGCATAATGCTATCGCATGCAGAAGAGTTAGCGGGTGCTAGAGCAAATGTTGAGCGCCTCAAACAAGCGATTAAGGATTTTGACCCCAATACCTCACTAGGGGTGTCGTGGCCACTGGCGCAACGGAAGCTTTCACTCAAAGCCGCGGAGGCGTTTTTGGAAAACTGCCAAACCCCGGACGGGCCTTGGTATTAGTAGTGGTAAACTACTAAACAGTACGTAACAGTGACGAAATACAGGAAGGGGAAAGGTTGAACCTAGACGCCTATAATTTTAGTTTCAACTCGCGCGCGCCGGTTGAATACAAGCCGTTTCTCGAAGATGCGATGATCCAAGCAGGGGTTACCACGAAAGACCGTGCGGCCGCGTTCTTGGCTACTGTTGGCCACGAATCCGGGGACCTGTACTACCTAGAAGAAATCGCAGACGGCAGCGACTATAATGGTCGCGCCGATTTGGGGAACTTCTATGCAGGTGACGGCCCTCGCTATAAAGGCCGCGGTTTCATCCAGCTGACCGGCCGGAACAACTATGCCGCCTTCGGCAAGTGGTGCGTGGACAAGGGCCTTACTAGTGACGAAAACTTGTTTATCAACCAACCGGAACTAGTGGCGCAGCCCCGCTGGGCTGCCCTGTCCGCAGCCTATTATTGGGCTAACACCCGCCGTAGCTACAACGGCGTTTCCGAGTCCATTAATGACTATGCGGACCGTCGGGATTTCGTGAGCGTCACAAAGGCAGTCAACGGCGGTTTGAACGGTTGGGAAGACCGTAATGAACGCTACCAATCTTTCTACAACTATGCGGGAGATATCTTGCCTGGAGATGGTACAAACAATGAGCCGGAAGAAGTAGAACTGCAGCTTGACTACTCGCGGGATAACGTCACCCAGGACACCTACTACAATTGCGGCCCGGCAGCCAGCCAAACCGTAATCCTAGCCGCCACCGGCAACCTCATTGGTGAATTTGAGCTAGGCGGCATGCTCGGCACCACCGTAAACGGTACTGACTACATCGGACAATTCCCCGTGGTGCTCAATTCCTACATTGGTGGCGCCAAATACACCTATCGAGACCTGCCGAACTACCCAGATGGGGACCTGAAGGAACAAGTCTGGAAGGATATTTCCCGAAGCGTCCGCGCAGGGCACGGCGTGATCGCCAATATTGTTGCCCCGCCAGACAACTATCCCCGCGGCACCCGCGGCAGTATTAGCCCCGCCTACGGTGGTGGTGAAATCTACCACTACATCGCGGTCATGGGTGTTTGCCCAGGGGAAGGCCGCCACGTGTGGATCGCGGATAGCGGTTTCAGCCCATACGGCTACTGGATGAGCTTTGACCAACTCTGCACCCTTATCCCCCCGAAGGGGTACGCATACAGTACCTCAGAACCCGTTATCCAAAACTCGAACAAGGAGGTTATATTGTTCGGACCAGACCAAATCGGCGCCTTACACGAGGCGAAAATGAACACCCGCGAAATCCTGGACATTCTCAAGGGTATTCAGCGGGACACCAGTCTAATCCTTGACCAACTGGTAGGCCCGGAGCGCAAAGACGGCAACCGCACTTTCAGCGGTTGGCCGAAGACCCCCACATGGAATGGTACAAACGGTAAGACGTTTGTGGAATACACCACGGGGCTATTGGAGCAGCTAAAGCCCCTCCCCGCGAAGGGGGAGAAGTAATTGAACACATTCCAAGTGTCCCCAGGGGTTCGCAAAGCAATCTACATGGTCGCGGCACTGTGCATGTCAGCCGCGGCAGCGTTAGGTTTCATTGACGCGAACACTGCTGGGGATTTCCTGTCCGGTTTCGCCCCCGTTCTTGAGGGTTCCGCGGGTCTGCTTAGCATCTTTTCGCTGATTATGGCCACACTCAAAACCCACGCAGACAGCGATGTTTCCCGCTTTGATGTGGAGAAAGAAGTTGCCGAACGCATGGAAGCGTATACTAACGCGCTTCATGAACAAATGGAGTCAGTGGCAAAAAAAGCGGCCGATGAAACCCTGCAGAACATTGACCCGAATAAGTTTCTCCCCGCGGATTATAACTCGCGGCATGAACTAGTGGTCAATAACATGCTGGAGTACTACAAGACCCACAGCAACGACTAGTCATCGCTATGCGAAAAAGGCGGTGATTTCCGCATGTTTCCAGAACTTGAACCCCATATAGCGCAAATGGTAGGAACAGTGGTTGTTGCCGTCCTATCCGCAGCTAGTGGTGTGGCGGCAGCAATGCTCACCAACAGGGCAGAGAAAACCAAGATTGAAGAAGCGAAAGCGAAAACGGAATGGGAAAAAACCACCGACAACATGACATACATGTTGAAACAACTTGATGTTGCGGTTGATCGGAATAAGGATTTAGAAGCTCAAAACATTGAGCTTTATAACGAAATTTTCGATTTGAAAAACCAGCTCATTTCGACTGCTTATTTGGTGGCGTACATCCAGGTGTTGCGTGAACTTTGGCAGGAACCCCCGCGGATACCGGACATGCCGGACATTGTGAGAAACGCTTTAGACCGGTTTAAAAATTAAAAATGCGGTACGTTACGAAAAAGTAGCGTACCGCATTTTTATCAATCAATGAAGAAAGGTGAACCATGTCAAACTCCACCATCTACGATACTACCACGCTATGAAATTGTCGTCAACTATCACTCATTTTGGGGCCGCAATCGCATACCAATATACTTATATGTTCGCTCACCGTTCACCATGCAGCGTTTAATCTCAATCCCAAGATTCCGAATACGTTTCCTGAATTTCCGCAGGTCAGTGAGTGTTGTCATTGATAGCCCGTTTTTGTTCACCCAACGGTTCCACGCCATTGTGATGTCGCGTTCGTAAACATATTCTTCTTCTGTTGGGGTTCCAAATTCATCAGTGACTGGTTCTTCATCCACAAGTTCGCAGACTTCCTCGATGAAGTCAGTGTAGTAGTTTGCGCCTTGGGAAATGGCCCGGGTGGAAGATTTAATGGCGGTTGGCCAGGTGTCACTTGAGAGTCCCTCCGCGAGGTACATTTCCAACCCCTCCATGAGCCACGCCAGAATTGCGGGGAGAACCTCCGGGTTGTTTACGATGTCGTCTTCGTATTTCACCATGCCACCGCGGTGTTGGCGAGTGAAAGGGATGGTGCACATGCGGCGTAGGGTGGCCGCGTCGGCATCGGGGATGTGGGGTGGGGTGTTTGTGGCGGCGTACAGGGTAAATTGTAACTGCCCCTCAACAACGTTTTGTGAGTGCGGTAGCCGCAGAGACACCGCGTCGTTGCCGGTGGCCCGCTTCAAGGCGTCAGCGGAAAGGTTGGACCGCTCCCCCATTTCGGACAGGATCACCGCGCGGCGGTTCATGGATAGTAAAAGTTCCGCGTTTGGGGCCCCGGTGTCTTGGCCGAACACTTTCTGCGCGGACAGGGGTCCTGAATAATCCCCTAATGCTGCGGCTACGGCTTGTAAAAGCGTGGTTTTACCGGTGTCGGATTCGCCGTGGAAAATGAATAATAGTTTTTCCGGGTTGCCGGAAACCAGCGAATACCCTAGGCATTTTTGGGTGAATCGACGAAGTTCTTCATCGGGTAAAAAGTCTTGCAGGTATTTGTCGAAGGCGGGGTGTTTCGCCCCGGGGATGTATTCACAGGCGGTGGACATGGACAACCGGTCTTCCGGCACACTATCCCGGATGACCATTTTTCCGCGGGAAAGATCAAGAGTTTTCGCCCCGCCTAAACCCACTAGACCTTTTTGGGTGTCAAAGTGGGTGATGTCTACGTGGTGTCCGGGCATGGCGTGCATTTGGGCCAGAATGGCCCGCTGCTGGGAGGTGGTGGCGGTCTTATTCGCCAGCTTGGTTAAGTATTTGATTTCTTCGTCAACGTTTTCTAGCCAGTCAGTTTCTGGCTGGGAAAGACCAGTTTCGCCACCAATTTTCGCACGCTTGTTGAGGATGTCCCGGAGTTTACGTAGGCGGTCGCGTTCAGCCTTGAGCCGCTGGCTGGTGGCTTCGTACACGATGCGGAGCGCCCGGTCTTTATACATGAAATCCGAATATCGCATGGTTTCAGTGTCGAGTAGCACAAATTCACGGCTTCCGCCTTCGGCGCAGGCCAGGAAACGGGTTCCCCAATAATCTGACACCATTTCGGCAAAACCAACGTCGTTAGCATCGTATTTGCGCCAATCAATAATAGGTGGGTCGGTAATTGCCATGTCGTCCAATTCTGCCTGCACAGCAGCAGCATTTTCTGCTGGGGTACCGTCTGACATTTTCTCGCTTAATTTCTGCATCTTCTCCGCAATTTCACCTGGGTTCACCAGGCGGATTTTACCAGATTCTACATCGGCAGAAATTTTTTCAACATCCCCAATGATGGCGGCGTAAAATTCTTGTTTCGCTACTTCGGGTTCGCGGCGGCCGTCCCCAACAACAGCGTGGAAGAAGTGGTTTTCTAGTTTTTTGAGGGCTAGTTTGACGCCGGGTTCACCGTCCACCCCGTACATGATGATGTTGTGTACGGCGTGCACCATGGTGTCGTGACCGTTGTTTGTGAGGTCTTCTTTGAGGCCTTCGCTGTCGCAGGCTTTCAACAGCCGTGGGGAAAGTGTGTTCGACCCGAAGTTGTAGAAGTTTTTCCGCATCCAGTCTACCGCGGTGCGGTATGCGGTGGCGTGACCAGCGTTTTGGGAGATGGCACCTGGTTTCCGGTCAGAAACAGTGGACTTCCCACCGTCGGAAAGATAGTCTACCCACGTTTGGGGGAGCAACGGTAGGTCCATTACGCTGGGGATTTCACAATTTTCTTCCCCCAAATACCACTGGTATTGCAAATTATTGACAACACTAGGGTATACTACTGCATAGCGGTGCGTTTTCTGCAACAAATCAACATCTGGACAAACCGCTGATTTCCACAGGAGACCCCGGGGAACGCGATAGAAAGAGTGACCCCCGGGGTTTTTTGCGCCCCGACGGCTAGACCGCGGGTGAGCCATGCGGTCAAGGGGCCCGAGTTTTTCTTCTAGTTCAGCAATACGGTCGGCGCCTTTTTTGCCGTTGTAGTGGTCAACATCAATACCGATAATGTCGAACGGTGCGGTGCCGGTTTCCTGCTGGACTTTCAGCATTTCCGCATCAGAATAAGTTTGCATGCGGATAGCCACATTATGGTCCCCACCAGACTGCTGCCCCCAAAAACCAAGAATCTGCTCCGGGGTGATATCTGCCACACGGCCGGTAGTTTTCTTCGGTGGCGGGAACTTCTCACCAGCAGGGAGTGGTAAGGGAGCAGTAAAACCTTTATTGAAGTACTCGGATACGATCTCTGCAAGTTGGTCTTCGGTAATGCTAGTGGGGCTTGTCATGGTTTTAGTTTACCTTTCCTGTCGTGTGTCCGCGTTTATAGGCTGCTTGTAAAAGATTTTCTCGCTGGATATCGGAGGTTGGGACGACTCGCATTCCCGCGTCGAAGATTCTAGCCCCTAAAACCCCGCCAATGTCAACAATGTTGGCGGGGTCAACCCCGAAGTGGTCTTCACCGGGATCAGTTGAACCACTGATGCGGAAAACCCCGAGAGAGAAGTCTTTTTCCAAAAGTTTTGCTACTTCTTGGAGGAATGAGATGGTTTGTTTCCTGTTAAGACAGTTCTCTGGGGTCATTTGGAACCTTTCTTCCTTATTCGTCGATATTGCGAGTATACACCAGGTGGGGTCTTGGGGGTGATTTTACAAGCTGGTGTATAGGTTTTGGTAACTGGTATGGGGTCCAGAAAGTTTCCGTAACCAGGTGACAGCGTGTCGTAAACCGTCGCGGGCATGCCTGGTGTCAGAATCAGTTTTTTGTTTGAATCCCCACTTTTCTAGCCTTTCGTCTGTGCAGATGTTTTTTGCATCTGCGGGAGACTGGTAGGTGAGATTGATTTCTGGGAGTGGGTATTCGTAGTGTGCGGGGTCTATTCGGCCTAGCATGGCAGCGATGATTCCTGATGCTACGCGAACGGGGGATAAATATTCCGGTGAGCTGTTGGGTTGCCGTAGTGTGAAACTTTCCATTACGAGCCAGATTTTGGGATTTAAGTAATCATAACAGCCCCAGGTGGTATTGAGAATGTATTCGGCAATGTTTTGAATCATCTCGATTTCGTTGTCGCTTCGGTTGTCAGTGACGGAACCGCTATTGCCGTAGGTGAATTGGTCTAGGGTGTAGGCAACATTTTCAACACTTGGGTTTTCGTTGCCGTCCCACCCTAGGATTGCAATTCCGGTGGTGACCCCAGGGTCTACGCCAACAATATAGTTGGCGTAGGTCGGTAGGTATGGTTTATGCTTCGGAGGCATTTACTTCTTTCTTTCCGCGGCGGGTTTGCGTGGTTTTGATTTTCCCGTTTTTAATCCTTGGGGCCCGTTTGGTGTTGCGGTTGCGTGCAAATTCCTCGATGGTAGTTTTTTTCCAGAAGCCGGTGGAGCCGATTTGGGCTTCAGCTTCTGGGAGGTAGCCTTTTGCTTTGTACCACTGGCAGGTGGCGAATGCGATTCCGAGGATTTCTGCTGCTGCTGTGACGTCTACGTAGTCGATGCCGTGGTGTTGGATTTCGTGTAGTTGTAACACGGTTTTTCCTTTCTTGTTGTTGTGATAACCCTATTATAATCACACAGCGTCTGCCATGTCAATTTTCTTGACTATGATCTCTGACACCATAAGGCAATGAAACTCCGCATTCGCAACACCAAAAGCCATAACCCCCCACACACCCTTATCATCAAACTGCCGTAATTGCTGCTCAACCTGCGGATACACAAAACGATTCACCGTCATGCGGAACTCCCCACCGCACGGGTCAAGTGCAATAACCCGAGCACGGGTCGCAAAATCAGGACGCTTCAACCCCTCCAACACCTCGGCGCGGGTAGCCCCCTTGCGCTCTGCAAGATCAGCTACTACATCAATATGCGTCACTGATAAAACCTGCCCCGCAAATCGCACTTCTTGTCCATCAAACTTCTGCAACTCTTCCGCGGTAAACGGGTTCACAGCCCACCTCGCTTCTTTTGTCACAGCCACGGCAACGCGGGACGATAACGCTAAATCAAACGGGTCAGAAGATTCACAAAACGCTTGACAACGCTGTACCGTCTTTGGCCCAAGTCCCCGAACAGCCTTTTGCAAATCAGACCAGCCCTTCACCTCATGGGAGGCCATGTAATCCATGATATTCGCCGTGGTTTTCGCCCCTAGGCCCTTAATTTGCTTCAACCCACCCATAATGCTTCCGCCTTCTACCGCGGACCAATCAGCCCCACACACGGTGATATCCGGTGGTAACACCTTCACCCCGTGCTTCACAGCATCAAGCAGCAATACCTTTTCGGGAGACATTTTCCCCTTCACACTCCCCTTGCCGCTCGCAACCCGTAACGCCGCGGTGTAAAACTCCAACGGATAATAGGTTTTCAGCCATGCGCACCAATACGCAATTGTCGTGTAGCTCACCGCGTGCGCAATATTAAACAGGTAGTTTGAGGAAGCGGCCATCCAATCCCATACCTGCCGGGAAAGCTGCTCATCGACGCCGTGTAACGCCTTCGCCCCATCGCGGAACTTCACCCAAAACGCCTCGAAAGCACCACCTTGTTGCTTGGCACCAATAATCTTCCGAAGGCGACCAATTTCATGATCTGACAATCCCCCGAACTCTTTCCCAATCCGCATCACCTGTTCCTGATACACTAAACAGCCATTTGTGTCCGTAAGTAGTGCATCAATAATAGGGTGGATAAGCCGCGGTTGTGCACCGTTGGCAACTTTGATGTATTGCGCGGTCATGCCACTGGTCATAGCACCAGGCCTTGATAAAGCGTTGATATCCGATAGTACGCTAAAATTCGTCCCTTCCAGGCCCGTACAGACCTGCCTAACAATCTTCCGGGTAGTTGCCCCCTCGAACTGAAAAACCCCCGTCAAATCGTCGTCAACCCACTTTTGAAGCACCTTCGGATCATCAGGGGTGAGGCGGTAGATGTCTTGCAAACTCACCCCCTCGATCATGTCGATAGCATCCCCCACCAAAGTCATAGTGGACAGCCCCAAACAGTCAAGTTTCAACATGTTCAGGTACGCAGCATCACGCTTATCAAAAGCGATAATCTCACTGTAGTCTTCTTCGCCGGCTTTTTTCCGACGGTAGATTGCACAAGTGTCCGAAATTTTGCTGTTCGACAGCACCATTCCAGCAGCATGCACACCCATGGTTTTCTGGTCCCCTTCCAGGGAAAACGCGAGCTGCCAGTCAGGATATTGCTGGATCATCTTGCTGCAAATGTGGAACACCGTAGCGGCATCTTCCGCAGAATGAAATTCCCGCGGAGAACCATGTGGAGTGTCCCCGATAAAACTAGCGAACTGTTCCGCTTTCGCCAGGGGGATTCGCAAAGCCCGGGCTGTGTCTTTCACCGCGGTTTTACCTCGGTAGCGGTTGAAATTCCCAATGTTACCCACGTTTTCTTCACCGTAGGTGTCTCTGGCATAGTCGAAAATTTCCCCACGCCTAGAATCTTGGTAGTCCGTGTCGATGTCGGGTGCATCCTCACGGCCTGGGTCAAGGAAGCGTTCAAACAGCATATTGGGGTACAACATCGGGTTAATTTCAGTGATTTGCAGAAGATAGCAAACCAGACTTCCAGCGGCGGACCCACGGCCGGGGCCAACCACGATTCCCTGGTTTTTAGCCCAGGAAATGATCTGCTGGTTAATGAGGAAGTAGTCGGCAAAGCCCTTGGTTTGGATCACCCCGAACTCTTTATTGATTCGGGTTTTGTACTCGCTAGCGTGTGCTTTGTAATGCGCGGCAAATTCAGGGAAATTATGGAACCGGAATTGCAGCCCTTTGAGCAGCGTTTGTTTTAGTAGTTCTACCGCGGCGTGATCGGTGCCATCAATGTTAAAACTCACCCGAATGGGGCTGGTTTTTGGCAAAGCGACATTGCACCGGTCGGCAATAATCCGCGTGTTATCAATGGCTGTTTCCGCGTTCTCCGTTGTCACATGTGCTGAAACTAACCGCTTGGTGAGATATTCGTCACTTTCGGGAAACGTGCACTCCGAGGCTGCGTAGTCACGGTTTGCCCCTACTTCTTCAAACGTTTTCCCCCACCCTAAAGCGTTCGCCAACTGCTGCACCCGCCAACCGCCGGGTTCATGGTAGTGAACATCACATGTGGCCACCAGTGGGACCCCGGTTTTCTCCGACAAAGCTTGCAGCCGCTCATTCAGGTAGCAAGTGCGGTCATAGTAGGAAAACGGCTGTAACTCCAAGTAATAGCGGTCCCCGTAACAGCGTTGGAACACGTCAACCAGATATAAGGCTTTCTCAAACCGCTGCTGGAGCTCTATCTTATCCACTCCCGCGGCAAGGTTTAGTTTCGGACCAAGGCTTTTCCCCCCGGCAAGCAGACACGACAGCCAACTATCCGCACAACCGGACAGTACAATAAGCCCGCTGGTGTCCGCTGGTTTCAGCAGATCACGGGGGTTCACACTCATGGAGCCTGCGAACGTTTCCCGCCAACCCGCGGACACTAGTCGGTTGAGTTGCCGGTAACCATCCTGGTTCATGGCGAGCACGGTTTGGTGGAATTTGGCGCGGGTTTTTGGTAACGCCACATACAGTTCACAACCGTAAATGGGTTTAATACCAGCTTTGGTGGCGGCTTGCTCTAACTGGACGTGGGATGATGTATTGCCGTGCTCTGTGAGGGCTAGCGCTGTCATCCCTAACTCTTTCACCCGGTCAACGTGTTGTTGGGGGGTGCCGTGCCCGTCTTGGTTGGAGAATGAAGTATGCCCGTGGAGATTGATAAAACGCATAATAAATAGCCTTAAATACGCGAAAACCCCAACAAAAACAGGTCCTGTTGGGGTTTACATGTTAGTTTTCCTGGAGTTCCCGGGTAATACTAATTACCCGGTTAAAGGTTTCCTTTTGAGTTTCCCCCCAACCAGTAATCATGTTACCGCCGGGGAAGATGATTACCGGGGCCGCGGTGGCACCTGCTAGGTGCAGGAAGTCCAGATGGTCTTCTGCGTTTAGTTCAGTAACGAACCAGCCGTTTGGGAGTCCGCATTCGGAAATGTACCGCCGTGCCGCAACGCAAGCGGGGCAGTTTTCCTTCTTATAGAACTTGATTTCATACCCCATGGCCTACTCCAATCCTAAAACCGCGTCGTCAATTTCGATAAACTCTTCAGAACTATCATCGTCTTGAACATCAGCGTCGAGGGTTTCACCGGGGTCAGTGGTGTAGTTTTCCAGCGCATTGTTGGACATGACTTCCGCTGGTTCTTCTTCCACCGTTTCAGCCGGTTTCGCGGTACCGCTGGTGTATTCTTCCTCCGCAATCAAGGATTCGTTGCTGCGGTAAATCCACTGGACGTTAGCGTAGGGGAACCCGGTGGATTGGTTGATCTGTTTAGCCTGCTTAGATTTCACATCAATAGCAAGATTGGGCTGCAATTCCACCTCCCCGATACGGGTCACCACGGTGTAGTGCCTTTTGCCGTCCCGCGTGGTTTCAACATGAGTACCAAGGCCATTGTCCGTATCAGCCATTCGCAGGAAGTCAACAACACCGTACCGGCCAACCGTGATCTCGCGGACAAAATCATCCAAGCTCCCAACCCGAAGGTCAAAATACTGGTCGGTTGGGTCAAGCTGCAAATCAATGCGGTGCCAGTAGGTGAAACCGTTGAACTGTGCCAGGGGGTTGTTTTTACCCCCACGCTGGTGGGGTTCTTGAATTCGCATTTGCGCCACCATGACCGGCTTGCCGTTCTTGTCATTGTCAACGGACAAACCAGCAAGCACGGTGCGGTAGCGTCCGTCCGGCGGCGGGGGGCCATCATAACCACCCATGTTTTTCGCACGGAGCGCGGCTTCAGCAACGGCCTTCATGTCCATTCGGAGATTCAGTTTCATGGTTTAGGATTCCTTCTTGGTAGCAACAGGATTATCAATGGTAGCTTCGGATGCATCAAGCAGCATTTGCGTGAACTTCCCCAGCGTCAGATTGTACGTGTAGTAGGGTTTTTTGAACACACCCACATTATCACGGGTGAGTTTGCCTTCTTGGGTGGCGGCGTCAAACCGGTGCAGGTTTTTGTACTCTTTGTCGCGGATTTTCACGCTACCCTGGATGGTCAAGTGCAGGACGATTTGCATTCGGCTACAGATGAGAGCAGCTAACTTTCCGCGGCCGCCCTCGATCATGGGGCCTAGTTCCGCGGTGCCTTGGGGGTTCCAGATTTCCATTTCGTGTGCCAGGAATAGCACGTTGGCGTCGCTACCAACCAGGCGGTCAACAATGTAGCGGAGACGCTCTTGGTCTTCGTACCGCAATTGCTGTGTTCGCACGAACCGCCGTGGGTTAGAGTTGTTGGTTTGGTAGGTGCTAGCTTGTTCGTGTTGTTCTGACACCATTTTTTGCAGGGTTGCTTGTACCCATAGTTGCAGTGAGGTGAGGGAGTCAACAATAATCCAGTCGAAGTAGTCCGGCTTATCTTCAATATCGTTGAGGTAGCCTTCTAATTGTTCCCAGCTGGTGATTTTCGCCACGTTGGTTTGTCCACCGCCGCGGGCTGCGGAACCAATGTTTTCTCCGGGGAATGAGAGAATCAGGTTTCGCTTGCCGTGGTCTAGGCCTTGTCCCGCGAAGTAGGTTTTGCCTACGCCTGGTCGGCCGTAGAGTAGTACGTTGATGCTGGTGATTTTGTCGTCGACGGGTTCGACGTCGTCAAATAGGCTCATGATGCTTCCTTTCTGTTTTAATTGGTTTTATGGTTCTTCTTTGTTTTCTGGTTCATCAGTGTTGTCAGGTTCACTAGTGCCGCTAGTGTCACCAGGTTCATCAGGGTTGTTATGGTTAGCAGAATCGTCAGAATTGTCACTGTCTTTCATATCGCTCCGCATTGCTTCCGCGTCTTCAGCTTGTAGCAGGGCCATGATTTCTTCAAAGCTCATGCCCTCGGTTTCTTTGCGGACCTCTTCTTCAATTTCTTTGGCTTTTCGATCTAGCTCTTCTTCCGTGGTTTCTTTGTGTTCTTCCACCACGGTTTTTTCCACATAGAACTCGCTGTAGAGTGTTTCCAGTTGTTCCGCGGTGAAATATTCGGTTGGGGTGGTGCCTTCCAAAACTACAACGCGGTAGTTGTGTGCTGCAAGGGCTTCAAGGATTTTGTTGGACAGTTCGATGTCGTCTGATTCGTACCAGCCGCCACCATCCATTTGGTAGCCGGCCCGCACCCAGATTCGCTTTGGGTCACCGTCAATCTTGAATATTCGCATCCATGAGATCACCCCGGTTTCTGGGTCTTCCAGAATGTTGTTGAAATCAACCTTGCAGCTCAGCACTGTTTTACACCCCTGCTACTACGCGGATTTCGCGGACAACCACTTCGCTGGACTTGCTGATCTTACCAGTTTCCTTGAGTTCGCGGAGCAGGTTGTTGACGGCACGAACCGCGGTGGTGTCCCGGGTTACATATTCGTACTTGGCGGGCTTAGCCCCGTCAGTGGCGGCCTCTACTTCGCTCCGCAGAAAATAGGTAACCAGGAAATTATTTGGGACAATCTTCATGTTAGTGTTCCTCACGTTTCTTGTATAAAAGACTTTTCATTTTGTCGTCTTGGCGGCCGTCTTCATCGAGAATGCAAAGTTCGTTAAAGGGGCACCAGGCGCAGTCTTTTGTTGGGTTTTTACTTGCTGGAACAATACCGTTTCGCACCAGGCTTATTGCTTCCATGTCGGATTTAATGCGCTGGATTTGGGTTTTCAGCTGGGTTTTACTCCGGTACACTTTCACTCGTTCGAGTGTTGGTGTTGGCTGGTTTTTGGAAACCTTGCCGAAAACCTCGATCCCGGCTTGTTCTGCTAATGATTGTAGCTCACTGATTTTGAGTTTGTCAAGTCCTGTGTGCCCGTTTTCGGCGAGTACAGTAATGTAGTCAGCTTTTAGCGGCTTGTTGCACACCAAACCGTCCTTGTTGCGGGGTCTGGTATCAGGTGCGCGCTTGACCAGGTAGTCGTAGATAACCCCGCGGAGGTGTTCATCCTGTTTGATGAGGCCTTTCTGCTGGAGGTAGTGTTCGGCGATGGCGTAGTAAGCGCCTGCTTGGTCATCGAGGGGCAAGAACTGGTTGCGGCCATAGCCTAGGCCGGAGCAGGTTTTGTAGTCTTTGACCCATAGGGTGCCGTCCCGTAAATCCCTGAATGTTAAATCCATCACACCGCGGAAAAAGCCGAACGGTTCCAACCTGGAAATCACGGCATCGCCTGCCGCGTTCCACTGCCATTCCATGTGCGGAACAGACACGTTGAACGGCAGCTCTGGGGAGATTACCTCAATGTGTTCTTCAGGTCCGTAAAAATCCACGTAGTGCCGGAGCATAGCGTCACCAAGTTTTAAGGCGTCAACGGAATTGTAGACGTCTTCTTCCCCGTTGCCGCCTTTCACACTAATGAAAAGGCCTTCCTTACGGGTGTCCTCACAGTACTGTGCCCAGGTTTCCCACGGAGGGGTGCCGCGCTTGGTGCCGGGAATGTAGTATTTTTCCATTGCTAAATGGATACCAATGCCGAACCACAATGCGGTGCTGCGTTCGGAAACCGGTTCCAGGTTGTCCATGTAGGCGTACCACCACTTTTTCTGGCATTGTTTGAACATGCTCCGCTGGGAAGCAGACAGGGTTAATGGCTTCATTTCGTTGTTCCTTTCTCACTGAGGATTTGCCGGGCCACATCCACACCCCGCATACCATCTAGTAGTACTTTTTGGCTGACGTCTCGCTTGATGGTAGTGAGCGCGATTGATTCTTCCACACTACCTAGGCTGCGCACGTAGTGGATAATGACATTGTGTACGCGGCTGGTGCGGTGAATACGGTCTTCTACTTGTTCTTGGTCATCGGGGATGAATGTTTCATCCAGGATGACTAGTTCATCGGCGCGGTCTAGGGTGAGCGCCACACCACCAGCCTTAGTGTTGACGAACATGACCTGTACACCGGTGGGTTTTTGGAACTCTTGCACAAACATTTTACGCTGGTCATTGGGGGTTTCACCGGTAATGCGGTAAGACTGAATGCCTTTCTTGTTTAACTCCGTGTGGAACAGGTTAATGACGCTGGTGAATTGGCTGGCGACCACGATTTTCGCGTCGTCCATGCTTCGGGCTGTGGTGTTTTTGTAGATTCCGCGGTCTTCCAAGAACTCCAACAGCCAGCTGAACTTGTTGGATGGGAGACTTGGTTTGAACTCTTCAATAAAATCAGCAAACCCACCGGTTTTGATTTCTTTAGTGTCTAGCCTGCCGTAGCACCCTGCGAATTGCTTTAGCCGGGTGAGTTCGGCTAACACCCCGTTGGCCATGAGATCACCGCTGTCAAGGTGCGCCAGGGCTAGCTCCGCCATTTCTTTATAGGCTTTCTTCTGTTTCCCGGACATGGGGAGCCAGTGCCCCACAAACCCTTGTTTGAGTTGCGGTGGTGCGTCAACACCGGGGAGCATGTGCCCCGCGTAGGATTTGGGTGGTAGGTCCGGCATGATTTCCGCCTTGGTGCGGCGAATCATATAGTCGGAGAGTTCGTCGAACAATTCGCGTTCTTTCACCTCGGTGAGTTCCCCTAGTTCAATCCCACCCCAGTAGCCGGGCCTAGCGTCAAAATAATACTTGTTCCACTGGTTGAGGCTGGTGTATTGTTCCGGGTCAAGCCAGTTCAGGGTTCCCCACAGGTTTTCCACTTTACCGCGGAACGGGGTGCCGGACATGGCGATTTTGCGACCACCTGGTTTGATTTGGAGCTTCCCCATACCGCAGCGGGTTTGCTGCTGCTTCCAGGCCTGGGATTTCTTTGTCACCAGGCAGCGGTGGGATTCGTCCACAATGATTGCGGCCCACTGGCGGGGGTTTTTAGGACGAGAGTCCATGTAGTCGTAGAAAAACAGTTGTTTCCAGTGGTATTCGTACCAGCCTTTTTCATCTGATGTTTCGGGGCCGTGGTATTTTGCCCTGGCCATTTCATGGTTACAAAGGAACCAGCGGCGTTTGCTATTGGGGAATCCGCGGAGTTTACCTAGTTTGAATTCGCGTTGTTTCGCGGTGCCTTCTACAATGAGGTATTCGTCTTGGAGGGGGGTCCATTGTTCAAATTCTTCTGGCCACGACACGGTAGCGGCAATAGATGGCGCTAGCACCAGGATGTCGCCTGTGACGTTGGCGTTTATCATAGTGGTGATGGCCATAAGGGTTTTACCGGAACCAGGGTGATCGGCAAGCAAGGCTGACTTGTGGGTGGTGAGGAATCCAACGCCGGTTTTTTGGTAGTCTTTGAGCGCCGCGGCGATTTTCGGGGCTTCTAGCTCAACATGATAGTTGAGCTGGTAGTTTTCTAAGTCCGTGTTGGTGGTGAGGTGGAGAATTTCGCCGTTTTTGAGGCGTTTTACCGCGGTCTGCATGGCCTGGTCCATGCCGATTTTTCCGTAGAGTTTGAGCGCTAGATAGATTTCTTGGAGTTTGGTTAGGGTGAGGGGGTAGTAGTAGGTGCCGAACTGACGATTGATACCGCCTAGGGCTCCCATGGTTTTGTGGAATGTGGTGTCACTGGCGGGGCCTTTGACAGCAAATTCTGGCCCCGCATAGGTGATTTCAAACATGTATTTTCCTTTCTGCTATACCCTACTTTACCAAATATGTTTGGTTATGTCTAGTCCCAGTCGTCGTCAGTGACCTGTTCCACAGTGCCAACCACGTATGCGGAGCCGGAGCCGGAAAAATAGTCGTGGTTTTCATCGGACACAGTGGAAAGTTGGGACAGAATCACCGAAGACACATTGCTGCCGTAGTCGCCAATGAGCCCCGCGTAGTCGCTGTCACCAAGGTTACTTCCAGCCATTTTAGCGTTATAGCCAAGGAATTGTAGTGCGTCGGGAATCCACTGTTTACACATATCAGACCACGAGTAGTACTGTTCAATGCGTTGCTTTTCAGCATCGAACAGGCCCTTGATGGTTTCTTCAATGTATTCTTCGATCCGCTGCCAAAGCTCGGGTTCTTCCCCCAATGTTTCTTCGCGGATTCGCTCAAAAATCCCACCAATATAGAACCCGTGCACAGCCTCGTCTCGCATGATAAGCCGGATAATGTCCGCGGTGTTAGTGAGCTTCCCCTCCACAGCTAGTTTCAACACCGGGTAGAAGCCCGTGTAGAACAGGAACGACTCTAACATCACACTGGTTGCCGCTTTCACCGCGGTGAGTGTTGAACCCGGGAGGCTGTCCGTGAAATACTCAATTTGTCCTGACTGGTAAATAGCCATGAACAAATCCATCTCCGCGGAAAGCAAACCGTCTATGTCCGCTAGGGTAAAAGCTTCTTCGATTTTGTCCGAAGGCAACAGGGTGGAGAAAATAGACGAGTATGAACGCGCGTGCACGGCTTCCATGCCGGTGATAAACGACAAGTTTGCGGACTCATGCGGGGTGACCCCAGGACTGGACAACAAGCAGGGTGCACCAAATTCTGCCTGTAGCGTATCCAGCCGGGTGAGTGATGCCAGGGAGTGCGTCACTACCCGCTGGGTGCCCTCATCCAAAAGATTCCAGGATTTCAAATCATTGGACAGTGGGATTTTTTCCGGCAACCAAAAATTCGAGGTCTGCTTCTGCCACACATCTAGGTCAATTCCGCGGTGAGGATGGTTCCAATCGACTGCCTTAACGCTTGATCCGCGCTGAACACCCCAAAGTTCTTCGATGCCTTCCGGCAAGCCCTGCGTAAGGTCATATAGCATTTTTCTTTCTGCCTTTCTTCTTCAAGCGAATCTATTGCCTGCACCAGGGTGGAAAGCATCTGGTAAATGGGGATAATGGCATCCATGTAAATTGTGTTTTTTCCGCCGAAAAACACGGTGCCGGCAACATCGTTCTGTGGTAGGTCGTTATCCGCCACTATACTCTGGAATGCGGTAAATAGCGACGGGTTTTTGTAAATCCAATCAATATTTTCTGTGGTTTCCGCCACGTAGGGGAATGTGAGGGGGAGGAAGCGGCAAGCCCGAATAATAGTTTCACTATGAAACCGGGACCAAACCACCTCCCCGTCCTCATACCAGGTGATGGAATCCACCCGCACCCCGCGACGTTTCGGTGTCGCTACAGCGCACACGCCACACACTCTTCCGGGGCCTCAACGGCTTGTTTTCGGCTGGTGAGTTCGGTTTGCCGAATCCGGGTGTAGTACAGGGATTTGATGCCTTTTTTCCAGGCGTAAATTTGGGCTTTGTTGATGTCCCGCGTGGTAATACCTTCTTTGAAAAATAGTGTCAAACTGGAAGCCTGGTCAACATATGGTAGTGCTACCGCGTACATGTCAATAATGGGTTTCCAGCCTAGGGAGTACGCGGTTTCTACGGGCTGGTTTCCGGTTTTTTCCATCCACTGAGGTAAACCAAAGGCCGGGGAGTGGATACGACCAATTTTTCCTTCTTTACGGATTTCCACCGGGTCAACAATGGGGTGAATGGATGGTGTGGAATTATTGATATAAGAGATTGAGCCAGTGGGGGGGATGGCCTGCAAATACAGGTTCCAAATACCGAATGTTTCAACGCGGTGTTTGAGGTCTGCGACTTCTTCGGGATGGAAGTGCTTTTCCAGCAGAGGCGTAAGTTTATCCAGGTAAGCGGACTGTTGTTTGATAATTTCGGAGCTGTTAAGGTCCCGAATTGTGAAAGAAAATTCTTCTTCTTCGGCGAGTTTGTTGGAGGCTTTGATCGCGTAGAATGTGATGTGTGCCATGTATTTGCCGAAGAGTTCGCGGGCTTGGTCTGAATCATAGGACATGCCGCGGTGGAGCAGGGCACCATGTAAATTCATTTGCCCTAGCCCAATGGCGCTTTTAAACCGGTTTCCAGCGTCGACAAGTGGTGAGCAGGACAGGTCAGATTGGTAAATTACCTCATTGAGGAACCGTACAGCAGTGCTAACTGATTTCTCAAACTCTTCTTTCTGCCCCGATTCGAGTAGTTCCAACATGTGATGAATATTGAAACTTCCCAGGTTGCAAGCGGTGGCAAAATCTGTTTCAAGATGTTTAAGTGTGCCATCGGGGTGAAATTCCCCCGGCATTGAGCTTTGCGCAATCTCCGTACAAAGATTACTGAACCGGATTGGGCCTAACTGTGGCACGGGATTCCCGCGGTTCATTGCATCCTGGTACACAATAAACGGATAGCCGGACTCCATCTGGATTTGCGCTATGCGGGCTAGTACTTGGCGGGGGTCAATGTATGTTTTGCTGACGAGAGGGTTTTTCTCCACCTCATCATACTGTTTTTCCCAATCAATGCCACTGAGCCGCCCGTAGCCAGCCTGTTGTAGATCGTACACGCTGGGGAGCATCACATGCTCGCCTGTTTTGGCTTTCCGCATGAATACATCAGGGATAACTACCCCGAGCGATAAGGTTTTGATGCGGATTTTTTCGTCCGCGTTTTCCCGCTTGGTGTCCAAAAAAGCCATAATGTCGGGGTGCATCACATGTAAATATGCAGCCCCGGCGCCTTGGCGTTGCCCTAATTGGTCGGCGTAGCTGAAAACATCTTCCAGAATTTTCATGACGGGGATGACCCCGCGGGCTGCCCCCGCATGGTTTTTAATTGGGGCCCCGTTTTCTCGCAGGTCAGTGAGGTTAATTGACACCCCACCGCCGCGGCGGGAGAGTTGTAAACTGTCTTTAATAACGTTGGCGATGGCCTCCATGTTATCGTCGGCGTCGAGTAGGAAGCAGGACACAGGTTCTCCACCTTGGCCCCGACCGGCGTTGAGGAATGTTGGGGTGGCGGGCTGGAACCGGCCGGTCATGATGAGATCAACAACTTGTTTCGCGTGCTCAAAGTCTTCACTGAACGCTAAAGCGTTAAGGACTACGCGGTCTTCGAACCGTTCATAGATGCGGGACCCATCGGGGGTGCGCAGCGCATAGGATGTGTAGAACTTGTAGGCCCCGATAAAGTTGGGGAACCGGAATTTATAGCTGTAGGCCTGCTGAAAGAGTTGTTTTATTTCATCAAATGTGTATGCTTCTAGGACAGATTCATCCCATGCTCCAATGCTGGTGAGGTGGTTTATTTTTTCTTCCAGGGTGTGGAAGAACACGGTGTTTTGGTTGATGTTTTCGAGGAAGTATTCTCGGGCTGCTTTGGCGTCTAGCTTGGTGATTTCTTCTGCGGTGTGGGGTTTAGAGAGTTCCGCGTTGGTTTCAAGATATGTTTGGTTCATAGGTTTTTGGCGTCTTCTTCTAGTAGTTTGGCGGCCTCGGCCGCATAGTCTGGGTTGATTTCCACTCCGATTGCCCCACGGCCTAACTGTTGTGCTGCACGCAGGGTGGCACCGGACCCGGCGAACGGGTCAACGATGGTAGCGTGGGGGCTAATTTTTTCCATTAGGCGCATGATAAGCCCTACTGGTTTTGGTGTGGGGTGGTTTGGTCGGTTTTTGGCTTGTGAGTTGATGGTGTCCATGGTGAGGTGGTTTGCCACACGGGGGCCCTGAAACAGGTCGGGGTTGACGTTGCCGATCAAATAGATTTCTTCCGTTGCGCTCCCCCACGGTACCCGCAAATCACCTAGGCCTGGGCTGTTGCCTTTGCACCAGGTGATAACATTTCTGGTGCCGTGGGGTTTTGGTTTGCGCCAGGTGCCGAACACTAGGCCGGGGCCGCCTTGCCGCTGGTACCAGATTTGTAGCATGTGGTCTCGCACAACTGTATTTTCGTCCCCAATCACGGGTGTGAATTTGGGGTTGCCTATTTTACGGTGCCGCAGGTTTGTGTTGGTGCCATAGGGTGGGTCGGTGAGCAGAAATAACGGTGTGGGGGAGAGCGTCCATAAATATGGCTCTTGGAGTGCGTCACCGCGGTAGAGTTGTATACCGCGGTGATTGTAGACAAGTTCCGCCACTAGTTTTTTTCCTTGGGGAGGAATGCTTCTTCCGCGGTGGTGTGTCGCGGTGTGACGTGGAGGCGTGGGTCTTCCAGTAGGTGCCAGGTGGCCATGAGCGCGGTCACGCTGGACACGGTGGCGAAAAACAAACCAACATTAGTGTTGAAGATGCTTGCTACACCGGCGGCAATGAGGGTGAAGCCGGAGACGGTGAGGAACCCAGAGGTGTAGGTGGGGTAGCCCTCAAAATCGGACAGGGGGGTAAGCCGGTTTTGGATGGTTGACCAGCAGGTTTTCAAAGTGTTGAGGATTTTAGTTTTCATTTTCTTTCAGTGTCTTTATCGAGTCGGTGATAATGATGTAGCCAATGCAGATGAAAGCGATAGTGTAGTACGCTACGCAAGCCCATTCTTTACTCATTGACGCACCCAAAAGCGGGGGACTAAACAGGATAGACAGTGAGATCATTACACTAGGGAATATGGCGTATCTGCAAATCTTTTTCGCCTGGTTTTTTCGGTGTTGTTTTACTTTTTCTCTCTGGACTATTTGGTTGATTGTGTCCAGCATTTCTTGGATTTCTTGGCTGGGTTCCAATGCGGTCTCCGGGGTTATGAAGCGGTTAGTACGCTGATTATATCCCGGAGCCCTTAGTTTTATCAACTATTTTCCGCCACCACTGTGTTGTTGACAAATGTTAAACCTGCGTCTTCCATTTGTTTTTGCCCAATGGTCGATACCGGATAGAAGTACACTGCGGCGCGAAGAATGATGTCTTGTAAGTCTTCCCAGTTGTTTGTGTTGTAGGTGATTTGTAGCAGAATAATCCCGGTGGCTGCATCTTTTACACGGACAATATTTTTCCCTTTCCTACTTAGGGTTTCTGTTACATAGAACACATTCTCCCCGTGGTTGAATACGATGTGGCGCTTGCCGTTTTTATGGTAATCCCTCATCACCCGCATGTCTTCAAGTTCTAGCAATGAGGTGCGGGCTTCAAGTTTTTTATCATTTAATAGCCAATACTCCAACATTTTAATCCTCCAAAAGTTGTTCGTACATTTTCATATGAAATCGCACTGCGTCTTTCCACGACTTACCAAATATTTCATCCAAAAATTGGTGTTTTTCCACATTTTTGGGGTTCATGGGGTCCCAGCCGCAGGTGAGTGATTTTGATCGTTTCCGCTTCGGGTCCCGGTAATGGTAGTGGATTTTTATTTTCCGCTCCCCTAGGGGGAAAAGGGGGCTTTTATCTAGGTGAGTAATAACTTTGAACACGGAGTCTATGCCTGTTGCCGCTGGGTATGACCACCAGGTTTCAAAATATTGTTCGTCCCCCCCGATGGTGAAGCAGCCTGTGTAGGTGGTTTCCAGGTCGACGCCGTGGAACGGTAACCAAGTGTTATTCCGGGCCATTGTTGAGTATCCAATCTGTGACTCGCATGAGGGCTTCAATGCGGGTGCCTAGGCAAATAACGTCAGCCCACACGTTGTACCGGGGAAAATTCACAATATCAATTTCTAGGGCTGGGTTGTCGGGTCGGCCCCCCATGGACATTTCAATTTCTTCAACCAGGGATTCCAGGCTGGTGTGTAAGGATTGAAGCTTGTCCAGTAGTGAGATTGCGTCTTTACGCTGGAGGCGTTTCCCATGGAAGCCGGCAAGGGTGGTGGTGTATTGGTCTAGGTAGTCTTTGAATTGGTATTGGAACCATTCATAGGTGTTATCTAGGTTATGCATGGGGTTTTCCTTTTGGTTTTTGAAACACGGTGAATGTTGTAGCATTTTTCCGCCCTTGTCTGGTGCCGTATAGTGGCGGGTAGGGGGATAGTTCTAACACGCGGCCTAGGGGGATGTGTTCGCTGCACCATTTGAGGGTGAGGACGCCTTCGGGTTTGAGGACGCGGAATGCTTCTTCGAAGCCGGCTTTGAGGTCTTCTTCCCATGTGGCGAAGAGCACCCCATATTTTTTCGCCAACCAGCTGGTGTTCCCAGCTTCGGTAAGGTGCGGGGGATCAAAATTCACCAGGGTGAATGTTTCATCTGGGAACGGAAGCTGTCGGAAATCTACTACCTGGTCGGGGTTAATATGAACTTCCCGGCCGTCTGACAGGGTTTCGGTGCCTTGGCGAATGTCGCAGTACACCGCGTCTGGGTGGTGTTTGTTGTGCCACATGAGGCGTGCCCCACAGGTCATATCGAGTATCATTAGTCTTCCTCCCATCTGATACAATCTGAGCGCTGGCGCCAGGCTTGTTTTTCCGGGGTGTCGGGGGAGTCAGTGTCTGTTGCCCACTCTTTAAAATCCTCGAACCCAATACCTTCATCATTAACAAGTCGCCAATCATCCACGTAATCTGCGACATCAAGGAAGATTTCGCTGCAAGGGTTGCAAGTTTTCAGCTCATACAGGCCATCGCAATTGACATATTTTTCCCAGTAGTATGTTTCACCTCGGGGTATCACGCCGTGGCACATGTCGCAAATGTGGTTTTTGCGAGCTTTACGCTCTTTTTCGTCTAGCTTAGGGAACATTAGATCACACCTTGGTTGTGGTAGCGTACTGCGTTAATGTGCATGCGGATGGTGTCTTCAGCCAGGTAGGTTTCTACCCGCCGGTGAACGTTGACGTGGATGTTGTCTTCTTGGTCTAGCCAGACTTTGCCGCGGGTGAAAGCGTCTAACCGGGAGCCGGGAATTTGTCGACCCTCAAATTCGGCGTGCTCGATGCGGCCGTAGTTTTTGACGGTGCGGACACCGCAGAGTTCCAGCCAGTTGTTGATGTACAACCGGGTTTCGTTTGTTTTGGGGTGTGTCCAGGTGCCTAGTTCGAGCCGCGGGTTAGGGTTTCCTGTTTCGTTTTTGATGCTAGCGAGGATTTCTTGGAAGTCTTCTACATCGTGCCCGTGCAAGGCTTGTTGCCAATTGTCGCCTAGGATGGTGTCGAAAATGCCGGTTTCCAAATCTTCGGTGTTGGTGCTGTGGAAGTAGGCGTTATCGATCATGACGCCGTATTGGTTGAGTTTCCCTAGTTCAGCAGCACCATCTTCCCAGTAGCGGCAAATGCTGGCCCCGTGGTCGCGTTGGAACACCTTATCTTGCATCGCTTGGTAGTTTTCGATGGCTTTTTGGAGTTTGTACGCCTTAATGGGGGTTCGGGTTTTGAGGGTGTGGAGGTGGATTTGTCCGATTTGTTCCGCGGTGAGTTTGTAGGGTTTGTGCCACTGGATTTGGTCGGGGGTGACAATGGTTGCCATTGTGATTTTCCTTTCTTGTGAACCGTTTGCCGGCTTGTTGGTTCCTATTTTACCTTGTTTGCTCGATTTCGTCAAGGGTGGGGCTGTAATTTGGGTGTTTCTTTTTGTAAGATTGGTATTCTTTTTGAAGATCATCTAGTAGGTTGTCAATTTTACCAATCAATTCTCCATTGATGTAGCGGCGTAGTCTCTCTACATAATAGAAGCGAAATGGTGGTTCTACTTGCCGCTGGGTTGCAACTCTTGCTTGGTGGAGTACTTCTGCTAGATATCGGTCTATCGCCCAGAGTTCTTCAATAAGCTGTTGCAGATTACCTATCCTGTGTAGTATTACCAAGGGGTTGCGGAACATGTCTGTGAGGGCAGTTATTGTTTCATTGTATTCTGCATCAACCCAGCTTAGTACCATGTTGATTTTGGTGGAAACATATTTGTCCCATTGGTATGAGTTGACTTTCCCACTGAAGAAGTCTCCAGGCGGCGGCAGTTTTTCAGTACTAAAAGTTGTCATTGTGTTTCCTTGGTTTCGTCGGGGTTGTCAAGTTTCCGCGGAGGGTATCCTGTGTAAGAATAGTCACCACCCGCGCGGAACATGCCCTCAGGGTCAAAACGATCTTCAAACCCCACTTCCACAGGATCGGGGAGCACGACGTTTTCCACTTTTTCCCGTACAGCTTTTAGCTTCTTCCAAAGCCCGACAAACCATTCATTGATGTTCTCAAAACCTTTGTAATGTAGGTTTCCGCTTTGGGATTTGAGAACAAATTCGTTCGGGTTAGTCTTTGCTTCATCTAGTAGGCATAACCAAATCCCATTGAGGTAGATAGTAAAACTTCTCGCGTCCAGGACTGTTTCTTCGGCTTCCCGCAGATAAGACTGGACTTCTAGTGTGTTAGCCCGCCAAGGGTTGCGGAGCGCGAGAAATAGCTGCCCTTGGGTTATCAGGTGGGCTAGTTCTTTTGTGAGGTAGTAAAGCTCATCGGTAAGCTTGGACCATTGGTGTGGTTGTACTTGCCGGTTGCGGATTTCTTCTGGTGTTGGGTAGGGTTCCCCGTATTTTTGTGCCATTACTTCTGTCCTTTATGAGAATTTTTGGAGCCGGTCAATTGCTGCTTCAAGGCTGTGGCGTGTGATTTCTACATAGTCGCGGAGGGTACGTAAACCGCTTGTTTCAAAGATTTGGTGAATATTGTTGTCCACCTCGGGCATGTCCTGAATGATCTGTAATAAGTAGGTGCTGATTGTAGCCAGGCCGCCTTGAGCATATATAGCGTCTGTGAGTAATTCGTGACCTGTAGACAGTTCCCAGCAGGCGTTGCCCCAGTCTTTCCTTGCGGTGTATAGCATGATTCCAGCAATAGCGTTGTTGGCGCGGTGGGTGCGCCAGAGAATTTCGTCTTGGAAGCTTAGCCACCCATCAGGGGTGAGCTCGCCCCCAGCTACCACTTGGGGGTCCGGGAGATTTTTCATGTTTTTGTGTCCTTGTTCACATGGGCGGTGTCTATGGGCGGAAATTCCCATATGGGCGGGTATTGTAAACCCTGTATGGGCGGATTCCATATGGGCGCATATGGGCGGAGTTAGCGTCACCATTGCTGCTGGCGGAGGGCTGCTTTGAGCCGCTCAGTTGCAGCTGATAGACTGTTTCCTACGGTGAGTGCGTAGGCGTGGAGGGTGCGCATGGCGTCCATGTCGCATACTGGGGGTGTGTGGGGGTCAACATCGTCTGGCTTTGGGTTGTATGTGAAAATGTCGAGCAGGTAGTCGATTGTTTCGCGGAGTGGTTCTGCTGCGTTTTCTGCCGCTTGGAGGACTTCTCGCACGGTGTGTAGTGCCAGGAAGTCGTTGTTGCCGTTGACGGTGGCGATGAGGGTGGCGAGGGCTAAGTCGGTGGCGTAGGTGGCATTATTGATATTGCGGAGGATTTCTGTTTGAGCCTGTAGCCAGTCGCGTTTGGTGACTTGTCCGGTGGCGATGTCGCCGGGTGCGATTTTCATTGCGGTTTTCCTTTCTTGTGGGTGTAGTTGTAGTTTACAACGCGCTCCGCGGGTTTGTCAAGTCCCCTGGTGGCGGGGGCTGGGGGGTGGTCGGGGAGTCCGCGGCGGCGCCACACCGCACGACGTGGGTGGCGCGCGTGGTAGCGGGTGGCGCGCATGTTTCCGCGGTGTCTGCGCGAGTTTTGTGCAGGCTGGCGTAAGGTTGTGCGCGATTGAACGCGGTGTGGGTGGGTTTTGGGGTCGAAACTACCACCTTTTAGTTTTGTTCGGCTAAGGATCAAAGCGTAGGGGACCAAGGGGGCCCTAACAGGCCAAAGGGTGGACTCACTAACGATTGTGCGCAAGGGGAAAGGGGTTGCCCCTAGCCCCCTACGGGGGCTAGGGAGGTGTGGGGTTGAAGTCTCAAGTTGAAGTTTAAAGTTTCATGCTGGTCAAGGCGTTTTTCCGTATATATAGGGGCTAGTGCGCACTGCCAGACTGTGGTGCAGAACACAGTAGTGGAAGTTGCCAAAATCAAATATAGAATGTATACTGGGGTCATCAGCACAGAAAAGCGCTGGTGAGATACGAAAATTTGATAGTGTGTCAGGTACAAAAAAGTTCCAAAATGTGGCACAGACCACAAAGAAAGAACTTGACACTCCATAATGGAGTGTGTATAATAAAGAGTATCGAAAGCGAAAAAAGGATTTTCGAGGGACCATGACTGGTAGCCATAGTGAAGCCCCAGCCCCAAAATCTAATCGCCACCGATACCGCTAGAAAGTGTGAAATATCACAGCAATCTAGCTTGACAAACCACACCAGATGTGGTAAAATAAAAGTACAGGCGGTAGCCACGACGGGTAAAATAATTACCTACCATGCGACCCACACCCTGTACAGTGGCCAAGGTCACAAACACCAAAACTTGACACACCGAAGTGAGTATAGTATACTAAAAGGTGTAAAAACGGAAAGGCAAACTTTCCCCCTACAGAAAGGTTCCGCAATGGAAACCCAAAAGACCCCACAAGAACAACGCGAAGAAATGCGTCGTAGCTGGACAGAACACACTCTCCGCGGTATCGAAAAAATCACCCCCATGGTGACCCTGTACATCGACGATGAGCAGCCCACAGTCAGCATCGAAGCCCAGATCGAAGATCACCATATCCACATCGACCTGGTACCGACAGAGCGCAGTGCATGGCTCACTATGAATGATATCCAATTTTTCAGCCTCAAAACACCTGAAAAAACCTATCAATGCTGGCCAAATAACTCTGACGCATGGACTGACACAACCCGGTGGCTCACAGACACAGCAAAACCGCTGGTCATCGCCAGAAAAGCAGTTCAGCAGCTCATGAGCAAAAAATTTCTCACCCGGTACACCGAGATCCTGACCTGCGACCACATCATGGCCTATCTCGATCGAGTCTGGGACCCAAAAAAAATGGTGGTGGAAAATAACAAAATCGAATTTGAAGCTGAACGCGGGGAAAAATTCATCCAAGTCACCTATGAGTACACCCCCGAGGGGCCAACAATTTTCATCGAGTACGAAGACCGGACATCCAGTGATGAGCTAAAAGTCCAGCTCACACCAGGTGTCCAGCTACACCAGTGGCTGTATGAGCAAATCGTTAGCTACACGGTACGGCATGACCTCTACTACCGCTACCGGCTAGAAATCCTATAACCCTATCAATCCCCTACACCCCCCGCGGGTGTGGTGGGAGGGGGTACTCGGAAAAATTTTACGCACACTCTCCGGGTGCCCACCCCCTACCACAGCCACAGAAAGGAAAAACCATGCCCTACTACACCCTAGATGACGCGATTGGCCATGCCCAAGCCGCCCTGCGGAAGACCCAAAACCTATATTTTGAGGCTATGAATCTGATGGAGGCAGTCAAGGAAAACCCCTACGCAAGCAGCGGCTATTGGGGGGTGGAAACCCTAAAAGACCAGATTCTGCCCATGATTGAACACGGTCGGCGTGCTGGTGCCCTAGAAGAACTATTCGTAAACCCTATCATTGATTACTGTTCGATCACAATATGGCGCATGATCGAAGACGTCGAACAATTCATTGAAACCTATGAACCCATCGTGCGTCGATAACTAAACCCTAGCCCCCTCCGCTTGGTGGAGGGTGGTGGGGTGCCCACCACACCGATAGGTGGTCATCACCATCACTCATCACTCGATCCTATCGAAAGGATAATGCCATGGCAACCATGAGCACTGATAACCAAATTCAACTTAAGAGTGTCCTTAAGGGAGAAAAATTTGAATGGCAAATTGAAAACCCCCGCTTAGTCTGCGGTTTTACCCCCTGGGAGCATCACCCGGTTTTCGATGTGAAAATCGACGAAGAACTGAAAAAAGACGGTGTGACCTGGTTTTTTGCAATCTTTGGTCAGGTGCACGTTACCGCGGGTGAGGACGATTGGAACTGGGATTTGACCGTACACATCATGCGTGACCCACACGGAGAAAATCGCAAATTTTGGGAGTTTGACTTAAAATCCTGGGAGGAAATTAAGCAAAACCTGCTATTCTGGCGTGAAGCAAAAGAACATTTCTACCAGCTCATCACGATGATCTTCACTGACGTTCTTAACCAGCTCTCAGAAAAGGAATTGCTGCTTGGCCAAGAAACTGCGCGTGCTGCATACGTGAAATTATACGCAAAAACTTTCACAAAATTCAGCTAGCTGACATAAACACCTATCACTCCCTAGCGGAGCGGTAGGGGGAGGACCCTATAAAACACGCAAAAATTATAGGTTCCTACCCCCTGTCACTCGACACCGAAAGGAAAATCATGCCCACCCCCATCTCCGCCCAGGCGTGCTACAGCATCACATGCACCGATACCTCCGCCCAGGCGACAACAACGCTCGATAACAAAAACGCATCGCTGGTTTTGGTCACCCGCCCAGGCTCCGCCCAGGGCACAATCCAAACCACGCTCACCCTCACCCTCAAAACACCCCTCCCAGGGGTCCCAGGGGGGTCAAAAATCGAAGCTGATTTTTTGGAGGTCAGCAAAAACCCAGCTCACCCCCTATGGCACTACGGTGATTTGCTACTCAAACACTTTTGGCGAGAAGAACTAATTGCGCACACCGAATACGCCTACTACCTCGCCACCCCATAGAGCGACCCTATATATGGCGACCCCTACAGCGGTAGGGGTGTGACCCCTATATACCCCGCCACCCCTATATAGCGACCCCTACAGCAGCGGCTATATACCGCTGCTGTAGTCATAGCGCATGGCGCCACCACATAGCCGCACCACATACTGTAACACACATCACACCGTCATATGTTGACATACCATGCTCGATGATATATACTATTAGTAGATGGTCAGAAAGAGACAGAAAGGAAAGATCATCATGAAGTTTGAGCAATTCAAACACCTCAGCTACCGCATCGCACGCACACTCATCGGTGGCGCACCACACATCAACGCAGACCAAGTAGCAGACCAACTACAATCAGGACAATTCGGCTACCTCATCGACACCCGCAGCCACGACACCCTCCGCATGGCCGAAGCCATGGCCATAGCCTACAATCGCTCCGCATGGCGACACACCACCTGCGACTTCGCCACATGGCTTACCGAATCACCAGAAGCCGCAGAGCTGCTACGATCCTACCGCATTCGGGTATTCGCCATGGGACACTTCGGTGACCCCGCCATGACCAGTTTTGGCCGAGTCTACAGCCTTCCAGCGCTACCGCTCACACCCGCGGAGGTAGCCGCGGGGGGTCCCCAGAGCCACCTTGTTGAGCACAGCGCAGCCACCATCCCACTCGGCGACATGGCCGACCTCCCATTGGGGCCTAGCACCCTCACATGGACTGACGACGACTGCGCCATGACACCCCGCGGCTTGATCCAGCGGGTGCACGACACCATCATCGACGCCATGCGCACCACGGGGGCACAGCCCCTATGGGGCCCCAGCGACACCGACATGCAGCCCCCCGTGATCTACGGCACACTAGCCTAACC